TGGTCATTAGCAAGCAACCGAGCAATCAGTGGTCGTTCTGCTATAACACGCTTAAACAGTCTAGGGCATTTTCATTTATGAGTTAATAACGATTAACCTACATAATAAAGGAATATAAGACCCAAGGCAACAAACCTTGGGTTTTTTGTTTTATATTGGTTTCTTAGTATAGTTTGGTAATATCCCGGCTTTGTAACCCGGAGTCATCAGTTCGACCCTGATAGAAACCTCAAACAAAAAGAAAAAGTTCTTTGACATATTGGCCTTATAATGTTCCCTCGTCTAATGGCAGGACACGCGGTTTTGGTCCGTGGAATCGAGGTTCGAGTCCTTGGGGAACAACAATAAATTGGAACATAAACTATTATAAAAAACATATTTTAATTATGGTAGTAGAAAAAAAACATCACTACATTTATAAAATTATTTGTAGTGTAACAAATAAATTTTATGTCGGAATACATTCGACAGATAATTTAGAAGATGGATATATGGGGTCTGGAAAAAAACTTTGGAACTCAATTAAAAAATACGGGATTGAAAACCACACAAAAGAAATAATTGAGTTTTTCCCAAACAGGGATTTACTAATAAATAAAGAAAAGGAAATTGTAAATGAAAGTTTATTGAAAGACAAATTATGTATGAATATTGCTTTAGGTGGTTATGGTGGTAAATTATTAGAAATAAATGGTTTCTACGGAAAAACACATTCTGAAGATATTAAGTTAAAAATAAGTAACACTAAAAAAGGACAAGGATCTGGTGAAAAAAATTCACAATTTGGTACCACATGGATTAATAAAGATTGTGTAAATAAAAAAATAAAAAAAACAGAACTAGAAGCTTATATTTTAAAAGGATGGACTAAAGGATTATACGTTTCAAAAGAAACAAAAGAAAAATTAAGTATAAAAGCAAAAATTGACTGGAATAAAAGGAAGATGAATCATAGCGGCCTATGACCCCGTCTTGAAAACGGGTGGTACCTTTGCGGGTATTGGGATCGACACCTACTTCTTCCTCCAAATAATAACTAGGTGTAGCTCAGATGGTAGAGCGGGGCGTTTGGGACGCTCAGGCCGCAGGTTCGACCCCTGTCACTTAGACTAAATAAAATAAACAAATAAAAACAAGTGTTATGGAAAGTGACAAGTATAACAAACAAAAGTCCTCGTAGCTTAACTGGTTAAAGCTTTCCACTTTTAATGGAAAGAGTGTGAGTTCGAGTCTCACCGGGGACACAAAAAAATTCAGTCAATGTCTGAAGAATTAAAAAAAAATATTATCTTTGTAGAAACAAAGGCCCTAATGGCGTAATCGGAGCGTGGTAGTATTACAAACTATCGGTGGTGGTTCAAATCCATCTTGAGGTACAATAAGGAAGTGTTGAGCATTTGGCTGGCTCGCTTGACTGTAAATCAAGTCCGAAAGGCGTGTAGGTTCGACCCCTACCACTTCCACACTGGACCAGAAGCTTAAGTGGTTATAAGCTTTCGCCTGTTAAGCGAGGGATAGTAGGTTCGAGTCCTACCTGGTCCGCCAAAGATACAATGTTGGGTTCCCCGTAGTGGTAACGTCTCGAGTAAGTAGGCCGCGAGCATCTAGTAAGAAACAGCAGTTGGGTTCGCTGTGACTAAAGTATCGACCACCGAGATGCTGACGAGCTGAGGGGGTGGTTAAGAAATACCCCTAAATACGTACCAGCTCATCTAGCTTAATCGGGAAAGCACCACGCTGATATCGTGGAGAGAATCGGATCGTAACCGGTGATGAGCACAAATGGAAAGTAATCCCTGAAGGCGACGGGGCATGCCTGCTAAGCATTGCGATCGGTGAGACTCCGATTGTGGATCGTTACCACTGCTTTCCTCAACTCCCGTATGATCAGGGATCAAAGTTGGTTCATATCCGACTTGAGGTTGGTTCAAGTCCAACATACGGGACAACATGGTGTATGTAGCTCAGTTGGTAGAGTGCCACTCTGTGAAAGTGGAGGCCATGGGATCGTGACCCATCATACACACAATATACCTTCGTAGCTTAATGGAAAAGCCTCAGAATACGAATCTGATGATTGGGAGTTCGACCCTCTCCGAAGGTACAAAAGATGATAAAAGGCGTAGAACAACGGACACGGAGAGGTGTTCGCAAGGGTACACACTAAGGATAGGTATTCAATCTTAATTGTGTTGATGTAACAACCCAGCTCTCTAATGGTGTGTGAAGTCTGAGGACGGGATTCCTGATAAAGTTGTTCATCATCTTTTATTTGCCCCTTTCGTATAATTGGAAGTACAACACTCTTCTAAGGTGTCAGGTCGGAGTTCGAGTCTCTGAGGGGGTACAATTAGTTTGTCATTTAAAAAATTTTAATTACATTTGTATTATGAAATTTAACGAAGAGATCTTATCACTTATTGAAACTAAGTTATATCAACACCACCAAATTTATAGAATACCAGTAAAGGCAGAAGCTTGGGAAGATTTAGTAGACCAAGTAATGAACAAAGAAAATTCTAAGTATACCGCATTTAACCATAGTACTGGTCACGATTTAAATTTTGAATTAGATAATAATAAATTTTTACCACAACTAAAAACCGGAACAATAAAAGATAATAAATTAATTTTTTCATCACATAGGCTTGGTAGATTTGAAACAATTGAGGAAAAATTAGATTTTTTGGAAAACGTTAATTATGATAGTTTTTTATTTTTATCTAGAAATGATAGTGAAATTTGGGATAAAAATTATTTTATAAATTATATTAATAAAGAAATTTTTGATTATAAAAATTTCAAATGGATAGAAACAATAGGAAAAAAAGGTAAATATAAAAATAGAGTTTCTGGTTGGGAGGGTATAAGTAAAGATGGTAAAATTAAATGTAAAATAACTAAATCAATGTCACACCAACTATGGGTTGAGGTTGATTTATCATTAATAAATTTTGTAAAAAAAATAACGATATGTTAAAAAACAAAATATTAAATGTTGACTGTATAATCGAATTAAAAAAAAAAGAAGACAATACAATTGATACAATCATTATAGATCCACCATATAATATAGGTAAAGATTTTGGTAATGATTCAGATAAAAGAACATTAAAGGATTATTTGGATTGGTGTAATGAATGGTTTATTGAATCATATAGAGTATTAAAACCTGGTGGTTCTATTTTTATTTATGGTTTTAGTGAGATTTTAGCACATATATTTGTTAATATTAAGTATGAAACAAAAAAATGGTTAGTCTGGCATTATACAAATAAAACGGTCCCACACTATAAATTTTGGCAAAGAAGTCACGAATCAATAATCCATGTTTGGAAAGGTGAAACTGTAAATTTTAATTTGGATGATGTTAGAGAAGATTATACTGAAAGTTTTATTAAGAATGCCGCAGGAAAAAAAAGAAAGGCAACTAAAGGGAGATTTGGTGATAAAGAAACAATTTATAATGCAAACGAAAATGGCGCATTACCAAGGGATGTAATAAAAATACCATCATTAGCTGGAGGATCGGGTGCAAAAGAAAGGTATTTTTATTGTGATACTTGTAACATTTTTTGTGAACCAAAAGAAAAAAAGAGTCACGAAAATCATAAAATAATTGTACACCCAACACAAAAACCATTATCTTTAACCGAAAAATTAATAAAATCCTCAATACCAAAAGAATTAAAACCAAATGTTTTAATTATATTTGCAGGATCTGGAAGTGAATGTGTTGTTTCAAAAACTTTAGAATGTAATTTTGAGGGATATGAGATAAATGAAGATTATGTTAAACTTGGTAATTCTTGGTTAGATAGTATATGAATATCCGATGTCGGTCCCGAGCTAGGTCGGGCAAATTTACGTGGTACAGACAGGGCGTCGGGCAGGTCTCCAAAACCTCGCCGGGTAGGTTCGATCCCTACACCACGTGCAAAAATAAGGACAGGTAGCTCAGTTGGTAGAGCTCAGGATTGAAGATCCTGGAGTCGGGGGTTCGACACCCTCCCTGTCCACAAACAATTAAAATTAACTAAAATGAACAGAGTTTTTAGAACGGTTAATGGTGTTGCAATACCAGATGTGGTTAATCACACTTTGGGTGTTCTAAAAGAATGTCCCTGGGTGGAAGTCCACATTGGGACTGACTCACAAAACCACAGAAGAAGTACCGTGTATGTTACGGTAATAGCATATAGGTATGGAAATAGGGGTGTTCATTATATTCTTCACAAACAAAAAGTGAAAAAAATAAAAGATAAATGGACACGTCTTTGGAATGAGGCCGATTATTCAATTGAGGTTGCCGAATGGTTAACCCAGAAAGTAAAAGTAAAAGTTGAAATTGATTTGGACTTTAATAGTGATGAAAAACACTTTAGTTCAAAACTGGTTCAACCAGCTGTTGGGTGGGCGACATCCTTGGGATATAAAACAAATATAAAACCCCATAATCAAATTGCAACAAAAGCGGCAGATTACCACTGCCGTTAATATATGGTCCTATGGCCGAGAGACTTAGGCACCGGTCTGCAAAACCGGTTAGATTGGTTTGATTCCAATTAGGACCTCAACAAAATGCCTCTATGTCGGAATTGGTATACGAGTGTGATTTAGGCTCACATTTTTGCAGGTTCGAGTCCTGCTGGGGGTACAACTTTTTTAATCATCTATATATTTATTAATAAAATATAAAAATTATGAAAAGAATAATAAGATTAACAGAATCAGACTTAACAAGAATTGTTAAACGTGTAATTAATGAAGATGGTTACCCAAACGTAAAAAAAGATTTGAAAGTTAGAAAAACCGCAAACAATATTTCAATGGCAATATTTAATGGTGTTGGTAGAATGATGATTGCATTTGGTAAATTAAAAACAATGATAAAAGGAGATTCTTTTGAACACGGCCAATATAAAGTAGCTGAAGATTTAATGGATGATTTTATCAAAATGAAAAAAACATTAAGTGTTCTTAAACAATTGGTTAGGTCTTATAATGAAAAAGGTGTCAAACTTCATAAAAGTGATTTTGAAGATTATGATATTGATCTTAATGGATTATTAAATGACTTGGAATCTGCTTATGATAAAGTTAGAGATTTAGAAGATTTTGCTGAAGATGATGCCACAATAAAAAATATAAAAGTGTTAGAAAAATCAGTTGATGAGGTTGTTGAATTACTTGATAGCATCGAAGATTAAAATAAAACTTGACACTTTTAAAATTATTACTATATTTATATCAAAATAAAAAACCGCAAATGAAAAATTTACACATATCATTGATAGGAGGCGATTTAGCTGAGGATTCTTTTAAGGAGAGGGTGTAAGATTTTATACATATAAAAATTTTGAAGCCCCTCTCTAAAAAAGAGGGGTTTTTTTGTTCTTTGAAAATTTGGTAGATTAAAAAATTATTTATACTTTTGTTTTATGATAACATTTAAGGATATAGAATTTGAACCACATAAATCTGGGCATGGACAACAAGGATTAATTTTTTTTCCTGGTGGTTATGGTTTATCTGCTGTTAGATTTTTAACACCAAGTGGGTTTTATTCATATACAGATGATAATACTTGGGAGGTTGCAATTTTAAAAGGAACAAAAAATCAGTGGGAGATTTGTTATGATACAGAAATAACAAATGATGTACTAGCTTACCAAACAGAAGAAGATATAAATAAAATAATTAAACACGTTCAAAGATTATATAACGATGAAAACAATTGAGATTACATATCAGGAGATTATGATGACAACAAGGCCAAATGTGTATCGTAATAAAAAGAAATATACAAGAAAAGAAAAGTTTAAAAAAGATTTGGTAGATTGAAATAAAATACATATCTTTGTAAAACAAATAAAAAAACATATGGGTACTTACATTTATACATTTAAAAAAAATTCAACAAAAAAGTTATTCTTGATGGGCAAGAAGTTATTGTTGGACAAGCAACATTTTTATGCAGACAAGATTGGTTAGGTAATTATTCACCATCTGAGAATAGAGAAATGACAAGAGCATATGCTTTGACTAAAAATGACCAACCTGAATACATTACATTTGAAGGTGATATGGTTTATAAAAACAATAAAAAAGGTGTTTGGTCAGACGGATCTGGTTTTTGGAGTGGAATTGACTATAAAGAAGACCTTGTTGGTACATTAAAAAAAGAAGGAAGAAAATATAAAATAATTAATACAAAATAATACATATCTTTGTTAAACAAATAAGGAAAAGGATTCTTTGAAATATTGGAAAATATTGTGGTTGTAAGAAACGGGAAACTCGTAAAGTGCATTAACCTGTTGACTCAAGATGGTGAAACGAGAGTTTGAGTCAACTACTAAACTACAGTAAAATTGTGTTGTTCCCTTGAGAAAGGAATACAGTAGGAGTGTGATTAACTACGTCATAACAACACTGAGGCTCTCAACCTCAAAACAGTCAAGTGGCGGAATTGGTAGACGCTGGGAGATAATACTCAAAACTCCTTGGGGTAAGGTGATTTTCACACTTATCTCGTGAAGGTTCGACTCCTTCTTTGACTACATATTGCGAGTGGACAGGTTGGTATCTGGGGGGGTCTCATAAGCCTCATAAATCTGGTTCGATTCCAGAACGACGCAACTAAATGCTGACGTACCAGTGGATGCTTATATCATCTATGCCTGTAGCGGTAAGTTTAAAACGTTGGTTCGAGTCCAACCGTCAGTACAATAAGCGGAAGTAGCTCAATTGGTAGAGCTCCTGCCTTCCAAGCAGGTGGTTGAGGGTTCGAGTCCCTTCTTCCGCTCAAAAAATAAACGAGTAAAAAGAATAAATGATGGAAAATATGGTTTTATCAGGAACTTCAGAATCATCTAAAGTAAAATTTGTTAAAACTAATTTTAAATCTGATTTTGTAAAAACATTAAAGAAAAAACTTAAAAAAAGATTTGGTAGATTAAAATAAACTAACTATCTTTGTAAAACTAAATTAAAATGGTCTGTTCGACAAGGGGTTAAGTCGTCGCCCTTTCACGGCGAAGTCACGGGTTCGATTCCCGTACAGACTACAAAATTTTGGCTCCATGGTTGAATGGCTACAATACCGCCCTGTCACGGCGTGTGGTACGGGTTCGAGTCCCGTTGGAGCCGCCAAAATATAGTCAGGTGGCGGAATGGTAGACGCAACCCCGAACTGCTTGTAAAAGTGGGTAATTAGATAATCGTAAGCTAATTATACAGGCTCAAATCCTGTCCTGACTACAATCGGTTGCTTGATTCCTGGTAGTAGAGTAACAACCGTTGGAGAATTCGGGATATCTCGTGAATGGTGGTGTAAGATATAAAAGGGAAACTTACAATGGTGGAGTACCAAAAACAAAAGAAACGAGACATGTGGGTGATCATATGTTGGTGCAAATCTCCACCTTTTTTAAAATTAAAAATTATGACACCAGTATTGTTAGTATTATTTATATTATTTATGTTTGTCATAAGAAAAAGACGATAAACTTCAGTTCCCACACAGCGGTGAGATGGGCTAAGTTATATACAATTCCTCGGTGCTGGGAGTAGAAAGTTGAAGAGTCGTTGTTTGTCAGGAGTGTAAAAAGCATCGGTGCCGAATCCTTCCGTTGAGGAAGGCTGCTCATTGTGGGTTCAAATCCCACCCTGACATCTAAAAACGTTGGTTTAAAATCGGTGAATAATAATCTATAACATAGTTCTATTCATCTACCATATTGGAACGTATTTTGTATTTGTATTTATTAAAAAAACATATATCATGGAAGTAATTGTAGCTTGTTTAGTACCCATAGCAATCTTAGGAATTGTTGTCGTTTCTTACCTTACACATAAAGAAGATAATATCTAAATTGACATTTTTTCATATCTTTTTGTATTTATATAAAAACAAATAAACGTTAAATACAAAAAAAATGAAGTTAACGAAAGAACAAGTTTTAGGAATTGTTAGACACACATTAACATTTGTTGGTGGTATCGTTGTAATGAAAGGATGGATTGATGAAAGTACCGTTACTGAAATTATCGGTGGTGCAATGACTTTAGCAGGTGCTATTTGGTCTGTAATTACTAAAAAATAATTTATTTAAAATTATTAACCCCATCTTCTTAGGTGGGGTTTTAACTATTTAAAATACTAAAAAAATGTCAACAAAAAGAAGATATATACAAGAAGCAAATTTAATATCCGAACAAAGGTATATTAATAACAAATTTTTAATGGAGGCCGAGGACCCAACAACACCTCCGGCAACACAAACAACACCTCCGGCAACACAAACAACACCTCAACAACCCCTACCGGCAACACAACCATTGCCTGTGAGTGATAAACCAGTAGATTTGCAAACCTTAATAAGTACAAATCAAATAGATCTTACAGATACATCAAAAAATCAACAGGTTCTAAATTCAATAATGGCAAATCCAAACTATGTTGCAAAAATACCTGATATAAATGTTCTTAAACAAAAAATAAATACCGCTGAATTTTTACCAGAACTTTCAAAACATATTGAATTGTCTTTTAAACCAGAAAAAGATAAAATTGACAACCAAACAATTAAAGGTTGGGAATTTGGAGTTGGAAATGATAAATTTCATGCGGATATTGTATTTGATAAAAAAGGTACTCCAGAAGAATTAGGTGTTGGTACTCATGCACATATTGGAAACAAAAATATCGGTTTGAGTATGGGAATGAAAATGCCACACCAATCTCATGATAGTCATTCTGTAAATACTGGGTATTTCAACCAAGGCGGACAACTTAAGGCTGGTGTTACAATTCCTATTGGTAATAGTGGTGGACATCACAAAAAATCACATGGTGCAATGTTGTAAGTTATTGATTTTTTCATTAACTTAGCAATATGAATATATTTTTCCTTGATTTTGATACAAAAAAATGCGCTAAGTATCATTGTGATAAACACGTTGTAAAAATGATCCTTGAAACAGCACAACTTCTTTGTGGTGTTCATTGGGTTATTGGAACCGAAGCCCCTTATAAATTATCACACAAAAACCATCCTTGCGCTATCTGGACAAGAGAATCCCTCTCAAATTACCTTTATCTATGTGATCTTGGTTTGGAATTGTGTAAAGAATATACCTATCGATACGGTAAAAGACATAAATCACAAGATATTATAGAATGGTGTTTAGATAATAAACCAAATATTCAAGATGTTGATTTTACTTGTCCACCACTTGCTATGGGTGATGAATTCAAAATTGGTAATGACGTTATAGAATCTTATAGAAATTATTATAGAGAAGCAAAAAAATCATTTGTAAATTGGAAAAATAGGGATATCCCTGATTGGTTTAATAAAACCACAGTATTTATATAGAAAAACTGTATGGGTTATATTCCTGGAAAAAAAAATGAACTTATGGAAATTGATAGACTTTATGAGTCTATATCATCTTTTAGTTTTAAAAAAAACATTCTTAAAGAGGGTGCTTTAGATATTACCGATATTTCCGGAACATCAACTTTTAAATCAAAAAAATTACCAAATGATAAATATTTTATTGTTCATCATACAGCTGGTAGAGGTCTGGCTTCTCAAGTTATAAGTGTATTAAATGCGAGAGGCTTAGGAATTCATTGGATTATTGATAGGGATGGTAAATTATATAAAGGTTTACCTTCTGGGGCTAAAGGTGCCCATGTTACATCACTTTATCCTTCCGCACCAAAAGATCTTGGTAATAGCTCATCACAAGGTGTTGAGATAATAGCAAAGGAAGATAATGATATTTTAATCCCTCAATGTAAAACGGCTTTAAAATTGGTAAAATCATTAGGTTATCCACTATCAAATATATATGGTCATGGTGAGGTATCATCAAATAAAATGAAAACTGAAGGTGCAACTTGTAAGGCGTATATGACAAAATACTGGAACACACCAGAATCAGAACTTCCGGATTCAGATCCTTTACTGGCAAAAGATGTAAAAGATAAAAAACCAGAAGAAAAGAAATCAAAAGATAAAAAACCAGAAGAAAAGAAATCAGAAGAAAAAAAACCAGAAGAAAAGTCAAAACCAGTCACTACAGATTTTTGTCAGTGTTTGAGAAACGAAAAAAACACAACAGGACAGTTTAAATTTTTAAATGCTGGAAGAAAATGTGATTCATCTAAAAGTGATGAAGAAATTTTAACTTTAGCAAAAACTTGTTTAGATAGTGATGAACAAAAAAATAAAAAAACCGGAATGAATATCCTTGGGTGGTTATTGAAAGAAGAAAAGTTTTCAAAAAACACAAAAAGAATCAATCAAATAATTAAAAAAGTTTTATAATTTTCTTGACACAACCGAATAATTATTTTATGTTTGAAATATAAATCAAACAAAATGACAGAACAAGAAACAGAATTAGTTGAGGTTGCTATCTACGGATACATCAACAATAACGGACAAAAAGTTTTTACACCAAATTTAGAGTTTGCCCATATAATGGCAAATAAATATGGTACTGATAAAGTCTACGTAGAAAAAAAATAAAAAAAGTTCACAAAGTACTTGACAAATCAAAATAAAAGTCTTAACTTTGTAAAACAATTCGGAAATGACCGAAAACGTTCTTTGAAAATTTAGATTATCCGTTCAGGAGTAGGTTAAAATCTTAGGATTTAAAACCAAAACTGATAAAGATATTGGGCCGTGTATAGTCCATAAAATAAACTGGGAAACCAGGATAAAGTGAGTAAGTTGTGTTAACTTATTTGCGGTTTAGGTAACTGAACTTGAGTACACAAGCGGGATACCGTTTAATCTTTAGTACCGAGGGCAACGCTGTAGGGAAAGTGGTTAGATGATTGGGCGATGTGGGTCGTTTGATTGAGGTGGGAACACCAATAGGAATAACCCGTAGGGATATTGCAAAAAATAAGATTATCCAATTTTATCATTGCGTGTTCCATTATGATAGGATACTTAAAACCGAAAGGTATGTTAGTGTACAAGTGGTGTTGTTACTAACCTTGACCGTCCCCTACCAAGGGTTCGATCTCGAAGTAGTCTAGAAATATGGAAATGGGGACATTTCACAGAGTAGTTGAGTATCGATTCGTTCAAAAGATGAATTGGCTCGGTTGACAGACCACTACTTTGATAATCCACAACACAACTACTTTATGGAAAGTAATAAAACTAAATTATTAACAACAAAAAGGAAAAGTGTCTGTCAGGTTTGGATGAAAGGTGACTACATAGTAATGAGCCGTTCATTGCACACAAGGATCCCAAGTCTGAGTGTAATTATCCGAAAAACCTTTAGTCCCGCAAGGACGAACTGGGGAGGCATCCTCGGAAAGAGTCAAGTAAGATGAGAGTAATTCAAACCTAAAGGAGTGGTAAACCTAAAAGACCGTCACTGAGAAATACTTTCCAAAAGAAAGTGGATACGAAGGGAAACAATAATCCTTCCAAAGGTTCTCAAACACAGGTGTAATCTCAACCTTTTTTTTTCTTTACTTTTTACTTTATAAATTTTTTTAGTATATATATAATAAATAAACCTTAATTTCTCTTTTAAAAATGAAAAAATTATTTTTGATTTCTTTGACACTTTTAACCACAATTTCTCTAATGACATCTTGCGGTGAAAAATCAGCAACAGAAAACGCAACGCCTAATGCTACTGAATGTGCTACTGATAGCGCAACAACAAATGCAACAGAAACCGTAAAAGATTCTACATCTGTTAAATAACTTAAAGATTTGAATTTTTTTAAAGACCTCACTTTTTTGGTGGGGTTTTTTATTTTTTATAAAATTCTAATATTTATTAATAAAATTATTTTGACTAATCAAACTTTATTAATAGAAGATTTAAAGAGAATTGGATTCATGATGAATTATGAACCAGGAAAACTTGTTACTGAAAATGAAAAAACAAGTAAAAATGTTATTGTTGAAAACAAAATAGAAACTTTATTCACACCTAAAACAAGTAATGAGGTTATTTCTGAAACAACACTTAAAAAAGCATTCAAAGAAGTTTGGGAATCAAGACAAAATTTAATTGCTGAACAATGGGTCAGAGGTGCCGATCAAGTTGGGTATTGGAAAGTATTATTTGATCAACTTAAATCTTCAGGGATTGGTGTACAATGGCAAGTTGCTAATGATCCAGTTAAATCAACATTTATGTATTGGGGACCTTGGGTTATTTGGAAAGATACTAATAAAAATGGTGGGTGGCCAATTAGTTTTTCTGGTGCCGACAAAAGACTTTGGTTGTTTAAATTCCCAGGAGGAAAATACGCTGGACAACCAGCTAATAATATAAACTTAGAATCTAAATTTATTAATGCAACATTTAATTTAGCTCAATGGGGTAAAACTACCGGTGCTGTAGGTGGTCCTGAATTTCTTAAATTATCTAAATCAAAACCAAAATCAGGAGGATCTGCCGCTTGTAAAACCGCTGATGGTAAACCAATTGCGGCAAATCAAATACCTGCTGTTGCTGCTGATATTTTTAAAGAATTAGCTTACGCCTTTGATGGTGCCGGTACATACGAAGCTGAAGCCGTTGCAGCATACGGGAGAATAACTTGTAAACAAATCCTTGATGCGGTAAATGCAAAAGTTTTAGCTAGAGGCATGTCCGGTATTAAAAATGTTGGTGATTGGGCGAAAGATGAGATGAGTGATTATGATTATGGCCAATACCGTAAAATATGGACTGGATTACAAAAATTAGGATATAAAGCGCCACCAGTTAGTCAAACTATGAGAGCCGCTGGTGTTGTTGGGGATGTTACAGGTCTAAATGCTTATGAAAAGGCCGCTGAAGGAGTACAACAACTATTTTCAAGACCGATTGATGGTTTTGAAAAATTAATTGAGTCTCTAAGAATGTTTTTAGGTGGTGTTGCTGGTGCGGCAGTAACAACTATTTTAGATTTTACAGGTGTTGGTAAAGTTGTAAGTTCAATAGGTTGGGGTATCTTATTAGTAGGTGATATTTTAGTTTGGATTGCTAGTGGTAAAGCAAAAATTGTTGAGATCCTTTTAGATGTTGTAAATATTTTAACAACTGGTGCCGTCGGCAAAACTGTTGGTAGTGTGTTAAAACCATTAATGGGTACTGGAACTAAATTAGGTGGTGTAATTGCAAAAATCTCAAAGTTTAAATGGTTTAAAGGTATTATGGACCTTATTAAATCCGGAGTATCAAAAATTGGTGGCATGATCTCCAAAGCTATAAAATGGTTAACAACAACATCTTGGTGGAAATATCTAGCAAAATCAAAAATTGGTACAGCAATAAATTCTGTAGCAAACACAGTATCAAAATTTATTGACGATTTTGTAATTGCAGCCGGAGCTGGTAGTACGGTGGCATCTGAAAGAGGAAAGGCATATATACAAAAGAAAGCATCACAGAAATTAAAAACAAATCTTACATCAGATTTGACTTCAGATTTAGGTTGGGCCGGCGCTGAAGCTGTTGGTCAAGATGTTGGTGGTGAGACTGGTGGAAAAGTTGTCAAATTCGCAAAATTAGGATACACTGGCGGTGGAGGCATACAAGGAATGCAGGGTGCCAATAAGAAAATTGATTTACAAAGAAGTGGTAAATTATCTGGACAGGGTGATATCGGTTCTGATATTGGTAAATTAAGTTCTGTATCAGCAACAACAGCAAAAAGTGTTGGTGGAGCAACAAAGGGATTAGTAAAATCAGTTGACACAACAGCTAAAACTGCTGGTGTTGACGTAAACAAAATTGCAACAGATGCAGAACAAAAAAGACGAAAAGAAGCTGCTGCGGCAGAACAAAAAAGACTTGCTAGTATAAAAGATAGACAAAACAATCTTAATGCTCAACAACCCCTTAATAGAGACGTTGAGACAACTAATGTTGCAAGATAAACTAGTTATAAACAATATTTATAAATAAAACTAATGGTTAGTAATATAATACTTGAAGATGATTTAAAAAGAATTGGTTTTGTGATGAATTACGATTCTAAAAATTTAGTATCTGAAAATTTCAATAATACAAAAAATCTAGTTATTCAAAATAAAATAGAAAACTTATTTATACCAAAAAAAAATACAGAAATTATTTCTGAAACTGAATTAAAAAGAGTTTTTAAAGAAGTTTGGGAAACAAGAAAACAAAATGTTATCTCAGAACAATGGGTTAGAGGTTCGGATCAAATTGGTTATTGGAAAATACTATTTGACCAACTAAAAAAAGGTGGTATTCCAGTACAATGGCAAGTTGCTAATGATCCAGTAAAATCAGCTTTTATGTATTGGGGACCTTGGGTTATTAATAAAGATACTAACAAAAATGGTGGATGGCCTATTACTTTTACTGGTGCTGATAAAAAACTTTGGTTATTTAAATTTCAGGGAGGAAAGTACGCTGGACAACCAGCTAGTAATATGATTATAGAATCTAAGTTTATTAATCCGGCCTTCAATTTAGGTCAATGGGGTAAACTTACCGGAGCCGCAGGTGGTCCACAATTTACTAATCTAATGAAAACCAAACCAAAAAAGGTTGCACCAAAAAAGGTTGCGCCAAAAAAAACAGAAAAAGGGTGGATGGATACAATAACCGATGTTGGTAAAGATGTGTATGATACGTCAACTAAAACTTTGGATTCGGCAGTTAATTGGGCTGATAAAAATTTAGGTTTTGATAGTGATTGGTGGTTATTAGTTCCTGGTTTAAATGGTTTAAAATTAACAAGAGATCAATATAAAGCCTTTAGATTTTTTCAAACCGCAACTCCAGATCAAATGATTGAGGGAATAAGAGATTTTTTAGGTGGTGTTAAAGGTTCTATAGTAACAATAGGTTTAGATGCTGTTGGTATTGGTGAAATCGCCGAACCAATAATTTGGTCACTAATGTTAGCATATGATTGTTACAAATATATAGAAAAAGGTATATTAAATCTTATTGACATTATTGCTGATTGTGCGGCAATACTTAGTGCCGGTTTAGGTGCTTGGATTGGTAAAGCTTGGAAAGGTCTTGCAAAACCAGGAAAAGAAGCAGCTCAAGAAGCACACGTATTAATCGCGTGGTTACAAAAAAATCTACCGTCTTTTTATCCTTATGTTCAAAACGTAGTTAAAAATATAGATACATTAATAAGAAAGGCTGCAACCAATGCAAAACTAGGTCTTAGAATGTTAAAACAAAAAGTACCTGTTATTGGACCAACAATTAAGGCGATTGAGAAGGGTATTACCTATATACCAAAAGTTCTTGATAAAATTAAAAAAAGTTTAACTAAATCTGCAGGTGAGACAGGACAAAAAGTTGTTATGACCGTAGGTAAAGATAGGTTAAATGCCGTAACTGGAGGATACGCGGGATATGCTATGGACCCAACAGGTAAGTTAAAAAAGAGTGTAATGAATACAGTTCTTGGTCCATCAATTTGGGGTAGTCTAAAAAAGGCGTTAGGTGTAACTAAATCACCAAAACTAAAAATACAAGACGCAAGTAATGGTGAAGCTTATTTTATAACTGGGTACGATGGTGGAAAACAACTTGGTTTTTACAAAAATGGTAGTGTAAAATTTTGGAATGGTAAAACTTGGTCTAAAGGTGGTAAATGGGACCCTAATAGTTCAGATAAAGACGGTCAATTGATTGGTGGGTGGTTAACAGATAAAGTAGGTACCAAAGTTTCATTAGCATCTGCTATTGGTAACGCATATAAACATTTTGGTTAATTAAAAAACCCCATCCTGAGATGAGGTTTTAATTGGTGGAGGTGGAGGGACTCGAACCCTCGTCCATAATATCCTGTCAGATAAGGACTACATGTTTAGGTTGGTATTTTCTAATACCCCAAAATATTTGATTTGTTCTTCACCATCGTAAATCAACAACCAATGGTCCCGAATCGGATTTAAAGAGCCATCCGGTGTGCTCTATCAAGCTACGACTTCTGTTGCTAGGTTATATGTCTGCCGACCCCCCGTTTCCGTATCTAATTAAGCTACAGTAACTTCAGAACCTCTTACTAATCCAAGAGTTTCCATTTTGTTTAGCACATTGCCAGTTGTTTTGTGAATCAGTTTTTAAAGAGATTAATTCAGTCCCTACATGCCCTTATTCCTCAGCCAATACCTGTCAAATCCAAAAACACCCCCATATTATCAAAGAACTATATATAAATACAAATATAATTATATTTATCTAATATGGCAAGTGAAACCTACGAATTTTTTAAAAATTTATCAAATGGTCAAGAAATCAATAGATGGTCCTATCCAGATAAGTTAATATATGATGTTCGTCATACAAGAGGATCAAATTCAATCAAGGTTGTAATTACTTTTGATGATGACGATGATTTTTTAGATGTTTTAGGTGTTAATGAGGATGATGAGGATCGTTATATATTTAAAAGATTTATGAGTAGTTATTATCATGGTGATTGGGATACTTACAGATATGATGATGATTGGAGTGAAGGATATACGTTACAAAACTTTAATCAAGAAAATACAGAACTTGTAAATGAGATATTAAAATACACAAACCCAACTTTAAGGGTTATTGAAGGTGATTATGGTAATTTATCTAAAATATCAAGATTTTTAGAAACTAGATTTAAAGATGTAATTGATGAATTGGTTTATGACAGTGCCGAACAAAGAGAGGAATGTATTTATGAGGGTGCAAAACAGGTGATAGTAAAAGAAACTGATAACCCATTTAAAAGGTTCGGAATAGTTCAAAAAAGTCACGGTTATAAATTTGAGACAACAGTTAATGTTATTTTAAAACTATATCGTTTACTAAACGCTGAAGATGAAGATCTTAAAGGACTTCTAACAAAATTACACGAAAAATACCCACAAGTTAGTTATATTGGTGATTGGGAGAATCTTCAATACGAAGGTTGGTGTGATGATTTTGATAAAAATTTAGAACAAGAAAACTTTAAAAAACATTTAGAAAAAATACTTGATGAAATTCGTGATAATTCTGATGAGTATGATATTGAAGAATTTAATAAACTATACAATAAAGTCCATGAACTTGGTGGGTTTGATAAATGGATTAATATTCCTGAAAAAAAGATTACTATAAAGTTTATATCTTTGGATGAAAAGACAAATACACTACATATGCAAATCCAAAAACCAGGTTCAGGTTCACCTATTCAACAAAGATCTATTAATAACCTTGAAGATCTTAATTTAACATTATACCATCCGGAATTATTTGAAAGTGTCAAAAAAACTTTAAGAAAATTTTTGTAAATCATATTTTATTTCTATATTTGTTGTATGGAAAGAAATTTTGAATTATTAAAGGAAGTATTATCGGTCCCAACAAAAACATATCAAGAACATTTAATGGTTGAGTTTATAAGTAATTGGTTGACTGAAAACAATATTCCACACTACATTGATCAATTTAACAATGTTTATGCAACAAAACAAACTGATGGTGATATTTCCCATTTTCCTTGTGTTGTTGCTCACACCGATACTGTTCATAACATTGACACAATAAATGTTGTTGAGGAAATGTTACCAAATGCTCAGAAAGAAATAAAACTGGCACTCAAAGCATATAACAATGAAGGAAACCCAACCGGTATTGGTGGTGATGATAAATGTGGTGTATATGCTTGTCTTGAATTACTAAAAGAATTACCAAATCTAAAAGCTGCGTTTTTTGTTGCTGAAGAAACTGGGTGTAAAGGATCATCTAATGCTGACCCCAAGTTTTTTAAAAACATCGGATATGTAATTCAATTTGACGCACCAGAAAACAATATGATTTCCGAGTTTTTGATGAATAAACCAATGTTTAAAAGAGATTCAGAATTTTTTAATGTTGGTGGTCGTTTAATTACAGAGCACTTTCCAGGTGATACCAAATACCACAGACACCCTTACACGGACATCTTTCCGTTAAACCAAAATTTTGGTCTATCTTGTTTTAACATATCAATTGGTTATTACAACTACCACACAAGAAATGAATATGTTGTTGTTGAGGACACATATAATGGCATAAAAGTTGGTAAGTTAATGATAGAGGAATTAGGTTACACTAAACATTAAAAGAAAAGGAGGGTTTTTAATCCTCCTTTTTCTTTCTTCCCTTTTTCTTTGGTTCTTGAACAACCCTTTCTTCTAGTTCTATGGTTTGCTCATCACCTTCTCCTTTAACAAATAACATATATTGTTTTTCCTCTACAACCTCATTTGTTAATATTTTTTCTGAAATAAGATCTTCTATTTTATCCTGGATTGCTCTTTTGATTGGTCTTGCTCCAAACAATTCATCAAACCCAACCTTTGCAATTTTTTCAATTACCGATTGTTCATATGTAAAATTGTATTTCATTGATTTTAATCTATCAATTAATTTATCAATCTCAAGTTTAACAATCTTATCAACATGTTCTTTTTTCAAAGAATTAAAGATTACAATATCATCAATTCTATTTAAAAATTCTGGAGCAAAAAACTTACTTAATTCTTTTTTCAAAACATCTCTTTTATATTCCTCTTGAACAGCTTCACTGTTGTTGTTTGTTTTAAACCCAACACCACTTCCAAAATCTTGAACTTTTCTAACACCAATATTTGATGTCATAATAATTAAACAATTTTTAAAATTGATCTTTCTACCTAACCCATCTGTCATATGTCCATCATCTAACATTTGAAGTAAAGTTCCAAAAATTTCTTTATTTGCCTTTTCTACCTCATCAAATAAAATCACTGAATATGGTTTATTTTTTACTTGTTCTGTCAATTGTCCACCCTCTTCGTGACCAACATATCCCGGAGGAGAACCTATTAGTCTTGATATGGTGTGTTTTTCCTGATATTCGGACATATCAACACGAATCAAACTATCTTCACTACCAAAAATTTCTTTTGCCAGTTTTTTAGCTAAAAACGTCTTACCAACACCGGTTGACCCAAGGAATATAAATGAACCTATTGGTCTATTTGGATCTTTAATACCGACCCTATTCCTTCTAATTGACTTTGATATTTTTTTAACGGCTTCTTCTTGACCAATAACGTTAGCATTTAGAGTGTCTTCTAAATTAACAAGTGAGTTTTTTTCATCCACATTAATTTTACTTACTGGTATCTTTGTCATGTTTGAGACAACCTCGTAAATTAACTCTTCTGGAATACCTCTTTTACTAGTTTTTAACTCTTCCTCAAATTTCTTTTTTTCATCCTCAAGGTTAGTTAAAATATTTTTTTCACGGTCTCTTAATTCAGCAGCCATTTCATATTTTTGTTTTTTAATAACATCAGCTTTTTCCTTTTTGATGTCTTGAGCTTCCTGTTTTAATTTTTCAATATGTTCCGGAAGTTTAATATCAATTTGCATCCTTGACCCAACTTCATCTAAAATATCAAATGCTTTATCTGGAAATTCTCTATCTGTAATATACCGGTCAGCTAATTCGACACATAACCAAAGAGCTTCATCGGTGTAATTAACCTTGTGATGATCTTCATATTTTTCTTTACTTAATTTAAGAATCTCAAATGTTTCTTGTTTTGTTGACGGATCAACAATAATTTTTTGGAATCTTCTTTCTAGAGCACCATCTTTCTCAAAGTGTTTTCTATATTCGTCAAGAGTTGTAGCACCAATACACTGAATTTCACCTCTTGATAATGCCGGTTTGAATATGTTTGACGCATCAAGTGAACCCGAACTATTGCCAGCACCAACCATTGTATGAATTTCATCAATAAAAATTATAATATTTGGGTTATTTTGTAACTCCTCAATTATAACTTTCATTCTTTCTTCAAATTGTCCTCTATATTTTGTTCCAGCAACAATTGAATTAATGTCTAATGATACAATTCTTTTATCTGATAAATTTTTAGGGCATTCACCGCTATGAATCATCATTGCAAGACCCTCAACTATTGCCGTTTTTCCAGCACCTGGTTCACCAATAATGATTGGGTTATTTTTCTTTCTTCTTGATAGGACTTGAGCAATTCTTAAAATTTCTTTTTCCCTACCAATTACAGGATCTAATTTTCCTAATTGAGCTTGTTTGATTAAATCTTTACTGAAGTTATCTAAAACAGGTGTTCCACCATCAGTTTTCTTTTTGTTTTTGTCGTTGTCATCTACAAATTCTATTGCCATAATAAATGTTTTATTTAATTTTAAATATAATCTTCTGTGTTGTCAATATTTGACTTTTTGTCAGTTACTTAAAAAAACACTGACAATTTGTCATGTTTTTTGTTTTGGTGCGGATTTAGTCAAAACCGGGACAAAATAAACTTATAAAAAAAAATAAAATTATGTTTAACTGGAATGAATTTGATAAAATTTTTAATGAAATGTTTTCATTTAGAAGTGGTATTAACTTAAATGATACTAATTTTGAAAAGAAAACTTACAAATCAGAAGATGGCTCAATTACATTTACTTACATCACAAATACTAAAGGTGATCTAAATAAATCTGATGAGTTATATCTTTTAAAACAAAAACTTAATATGGCTGTTGAGGAACAAAATTTTGAGGAAGCTGTGGAGTTAAGAGACAAAATTAAAAACCTTGAAAAAAACAAAGAAAAAATAAGTGGTCTGAAGAAAGAACTGGATGAATGTATAAAAACTCAGAACTTTGAAAGGGCAATAGAATTACGAGACGAACTTAACTCCCTAAAATAAAATAACCCCCATTAAGGGGGTTTTTTATTCTATAACCATTACGGTTACTAATTTAAATTTGACTTTATACTCAGTATAGATAAACAAACCAATTTTAGTTGCCCTAACATTTAACATAGTTTCATTATGACCAGTTGATGTTCTCCAAGAATCAAAAATTATTTGTGGTTGTTTATTGAAGTATTCGACATTACAGATAAACGTACCATAAGTAAAAAGTCCATAAATGTTTTCACCAATAATATCTGTTCCTGTAAAATCTGAGTGAATAAGTGTGTTTTTATCACACAAAGATTTACCCCAATTTTTAGAATAATTAATTAAATTAGTATCTACAGAAAATTTACTTAATTTATTTTTAATTCTATATTGGTTTATAATATTGACCAATGAATTACTCAAACTATCAAAATTAACTTTGTTATATTCTGATTTGTTTCTTTTAATAAACATTTCATCTAAATCATCATGTTTTGTTTGAGTAAAACAAATTGCGGAAATAAAAATTGTGAAAATTGTGACTAAAGATTTCATATTAAATATTTTAAAATTATAATACAAATATAACACTTTTTTTTATTGTGATATTTATTTAAAAGAAAATTTAAAAGAAAATTTAAAAAAAATGAAAAAAAATATTTTAGAAGAAATAAATAGAATGAAATTCTATTTTGATTATACACCTGGTAAGGTAATATCTGAACAAAAAAATAGATGGTTAATTCAAGAACAAGTATTAAAATATACAGATTGGACTGAAGGCGGTAAAAAACAATGGGAAAACGCAAATATTAAAAATATAATTGCATATATACAAGAAAGGGATAGTGATGAAAAATTTTCACAATCACCAATATATCTTGGTATGCTACAATGGTTTGAAGAAAACGATTCTCCAGAAACCAGACAATCCTTAAAAAATTGGCTTGGTGATGATTTAACTTTTGGTCTTGATAATTCACCAGAAAATACAGTAAATCAACTTATGAAAACTTCTGGTTTAAAAGGTGTTGATAAGACAAAAATTTTGGCAAACAATAAAACTAAAAAAACATCAGCAACACAAAAACCAGAAGATAGTATAAAACAAAAACAAGCTTTAGGTGCAATACTAAAAGTTAAAAACAAACTTGCAACATCACCATCAAATGAAATTTATGTGAATATTAAAAAGGAAGTTGATAGATTAAATACAGAACTTACAGCATTTAATTCAAAAAATGTTTTTATCCCAACTGAATCTAGTAGTGAAATTATAAACTTAATGAATTACATTTTTAGTGCTCTTGATTCCAAAGGAACGTTTAATACTTCTTATGGGAATGATAATTACGACCCAATGACCGGTGATGAATTAATCCAAACTTTAAAAGATGTTGATGTAAGATATTCCGCAGAAAACGATAGTCGTGTTCAACTTAGCACAGAACAAACATCACCATATAAAGAAAGTGTAATAGCTCAATTAACAATCCAAGCCAGTGAACAATTAAAAAATAAAGCATTTTTAGATGGTTTTTTTAGAGGTATTAATCCAACACCTCAAAGTATGATTGTTAAGGCTAAGGATATTAGAATTGAAACTGAAAATATTTCAGTACTTTCACAATACCAAAATGAAAAGAAAAAAGAAAATAATACCGGGGTTCAATTAATAACAACAACATATAGTTGGCCACCAGATAATATCGGTGTTGAGCAAAGAGATGAGATCTCAAGAAACTTTTTTGGTGACGATGGTGTAACTATAACTGACGAAACTAAAGGTGAACTTAGAAAAAAAGTAAATGAAGCTGTTGCTGAATATAAACGAATTATGAAAGAATCAAACAACACAGCAACACCTAAAGGTTTATATTTAAATTTTTATTCATCAACAAGTAAAGTAAGAACTACTTATTCGGATAAAAAAGGAAATTATGATGAAACAAATAATATTCCACTTTCTCGTGATAGGATTGAAGCTATGAAAACCTTTTTAAATGAAATTTTAGATGAGTCTGAATTGTCTGGGTTTGATAGAACTGTTGTATTAGAATTATCAGATCCAAATGTAGGACCAGGATGGAACAATACAGAAAGTACATTCTTAGATGGTACCCCAATGGACTTTAAAACAGCTTATGCTAACGCTCCATTGTATTTGAAAGCTCGTGCTCGTAATCCAAAATTAACACCAAGAGAGTTTTATGGTAATAGAGATGAGGTTGCAGTAAGAAAAGCTACTCAGTTAGCCGGTACTCAAATTGGGACTCAAGCTTTAAATGATGAATATGAACAACTATATTCGCGATTTAGACACGCAACTTGTGGTTTTAACATGGCAATGGAAGCTCCAAAAACTATTGCAGATACCGGAAAAGATGTTGATTTTATTGTTTCAACTTCTGGGGGTCTTGGGGTTATAATTGTTTGGACAAGTATTGAGTGGGATTTAGATCTTGATATTGGTGGTGGCGATTTTAAAGCTAAAGCAAGAAAATTTTGGGTTAGAGCTGGAAGAGCAGTTAACTTTACTAAATACAAACAACCGGTTAGAAAAATTAATTGTCCTATTTGGAGTAAAAATTAATAAAATTATGGCAGTAACAAGAGAAGAAATTAAAGGAACAAAAATATTGAACGAGATTGAATCTTCAAATATTGTAAAAACAGAATATGATACTTTAACAAAAAAATTAATAGTTGAGTTCAAACATGGTGGGTCATATGTTTATGACGATGTCCCACATCAAATTTACACACAGTTTAGACTTGCACCATCACAAGGTGCTTTCTTTAGTAAAAATATATCTAAAACTTTCAAATACAAGAAAGCTGAGTAAATCAATAAACCATTATATTTATATGTAATGGATAATGCACTTATACAAAGTTTTGAACCAAAAAAAGAATTAAACCCTAAAATTTGGGAAAAGTTTGGTAATTCAGTTAGAATGGAACCAATTGTTAGAAATAGACTTTTGGAAATTGCAAATGAATTTATAGATTTTCTTGGTATAGAGCTTTTAATTTCTGATATAATTATGATTGGTTCTTTAGCAAATTATAATTGGTCAAAATATTCGGATATAGATTTGCACATTGTTATAAACTATTCTCAATTTCCTCCAAATACTAAAGAATTATATATTGAATTTTTTGACTTAAAAAAAATTATATTTAACCAAAGACATAATATAAAAATATTTGGTTATGATGCCGAATGTTTTGTACAAGATGAAAATGAGGTTGCTTTTAGTTCAGGTATTTATTCTGTTTTGTTTGACATGTGGGTAAACGAACCAAAAAATGAAGATGTTAATATTGATAAATCTTTATTAAAAGAAAAAACAAAACAATGGATGAATATAATTGACGGTGTGATTAAAAATATTGATGAGGAAGACATTGAAACATCAAGAAATCTTTTAAAAAAATATAAGTCAAAACTTAAAAAATTTAGAATCTGTGGATTAGAAAAAGATGGAGAGTACTCAATTGAAAATCTTGTGTTTAAAGTCTTAAGAAGAAATGGTTACATCGAAAAATTAATGACAGCATATTCAAAAATTTTGGATGATAGACTATCCATAAAACAATAATTTAACAATTAAATAGATAAAGATATTTATTGTTATATTTATTAATAAAAAATTAATTAAAAAAACAAATAACTATGGGAGGATTAAGACCTATTGGAAGTGAAAAACTTAGCGGAATGGATAAAATCCGTAGAATCATGGAAATTGCAACATATGATGGTAATAAAGGTTCTAACTTAAATGAAGATAAAGAAAATGTATTTTCTGTTAAATTAGCGGATAATATTGACTATGTCATTGTGAAAGAAAAACAAGGATATATAATTAAAGAGTCATTTAATGGTGAAATTAATTATTTAGAAAATATACAAGAAAGAAAATATTATAAATCATATTCTCAAGCATTAAAAAGATTAAATTTGGTTGCAAAGGAGAAAAATACTCTTTATGAGAACAAAAAAGGAACTGCTTTGTTTGAACAGTCTGAAAAAAAAAAGTACTATCTAGACTTAGGTGATAAAAAAAAAGAGGAAACTAAATCAGAAACAACGCCTGCTCCGGAAGCACCAACAACCCCTCCAGTAGCGGGAGCCGCACCAATACCTACGGCACCACTTGAGGAACAAGGAGATCCGGCTTTAGACCCAAATGCACAGGCAGCACCGCCATTGGCAGCACCTACTGACGCGGCTCAGACGTTACCTGGGATGACGCCACCAGAAGGAGATGCTGGAGCTGTACCACCAATGCCAGACGCTGGACTAGAAGGTGGTGAAGGAATGGAGCCAGCTCCAGAAGGAGATCTTGGTATGGAACCAGAAGAAGGTGGTGAAGATAAAAAAGAAGAGATTACATTTAAACTTATCCAAAAACTTACTGGGAAATTAGCACAAAAATTAAGATCTTACGGTGAAGATAAAGAAATGAGTTCAGATAACATTAAGTATGTTATAAACTCAATTATATCAGCAATTGATGTTGAGGCTTTGGATGAAGATGATATTGAAGAGATCATTAATAGACTGGAAGGTGAAGAAGAAGAGGGTGAAGAAGGAATGGAAGATGATATGGGTATGGAATCTGAAGAAGAACCAATGGGTGGTTTGGGCGCAGAACCAGGATTAGAAGGACCTCCACCAGCACCAGAAGGAGCACCGGCTCCGGCACCAGGTGAAATGGCAGAAGGATTTAAAAATTTAAGTGATGCTTTTGTAAATAAATTTAAAGGTGCGTATAGTTCTGTGTTAGCAGATAAAATGATGGAAGGTCAAAGAAGAGACAGAAGAAGAAAAAAACGCAGCTACTCTGAAAATATCGGTGAATCTACTGTTGATAGAATCATTTCAAATTATTTTAATATAAAAGAAGATGAACATATTATAAAAGAAGAAGAAACAAGAAAAGAAATTGAATTTATAAAAAGAAAAAATACATCAGAAATTAAAAGACTTTCAGAATCTTTAAGACAAGAAAGAATGGCTTTAAAATTTATTGAGAAATTCCCTAAAGCAAAACTAATTGGTTCTACAACAAAGAAAAATTTAGTATTCAAACAAGGATTAACTGAAAGAAAAATAACACCAGAAGGACAGGTTCTATGAGTTATTTAATTTATATAAATGGGATGGGACCAAACTATAAAGGTGATAATATCTATGAATTTATATTCTCAGATACAACTGAAGATGTTTGGGGTGAAAACTGGGAATCAAAACCAGCAAATGGTTATCCATCACCACCTGATGTCGAATATATTAAAAAAGTCGGAACACTAAAAAATGAAAAAATAACATTAGATTTGGTTCAAGAATCTGATGTTTTTTCTGTTTTAGACTCTATGGATGGTGTGATTGCAATGGGTTGGGAAAGAGAGTGTGATGAGGTTGATTTCTCAATAACAAAAAGATTGGTATTCAAGTTTGGTGATACTGAACAAGATGTAAAAGATAAACTATACGAACGAGATGTCGTTTTAGAATTTGAAAAAAAAATAGTATATGAAAACTAACAAATATGTAAAAATCCTTTTGGATAATGGTTTGGGTGTAAAAACAATATCTAAATTAAATGAATCACAAATTAAGGTTCTAGTTGAAAAGTTTAACAAACTAGAGACTAAAGAACAATCTACAACACCACAAAATACAACTCCAATAACAAAACCTACGACATCATATTTAGTAAAACCAAATGCTAAAACTATGGTTAATGGTGTTGAGGTTGACACAACCGGTGGTAAAACAGTTGTTACACCTCTAAAAGAAACTGGTGAAACAAATGAAAGATTTAAATCCACCGCACAACAAAGATTTTTCTGGAATAAATGTACCAAAAGTGGTGACAAAAAAAGTAAGTGGTGTAAATTAGCAAATGAGTTCCAACAGGATACCAAAGACAAAGATCTACCTAAAAAATTACACCCAGAAAAAAGTGTAAAAGTAAAAACTGAAGGATATGAAAAATACCTTGAGGATAGTATTGTTGAGATGGTTGATAGATATATCAATCCTGCAATGACAAAATCCCAACTTATAAACACTTTAAATGAAAAAGTTAATAAGTCAGAATCTTTCATGTTGAAAAAACCAAAAAGGAATTCTATGTTTTCACAAGACGAAGGAAAAGAAATGAAAACAATGAAAAGACCAATCGGTAAAATGTTCTCTTTAGGTGAAGACACAAAAGAAAAAGAAAGAACAAAAACAAGAGAAAAAGAAAAAGATAAGGATAGAAAAAATCCTTATGAACCAAAACATAATCCACCCCCAAAAGCTAGTGACACAAAAGAAAAAGAAAGAACAAAAACAAGAGAAAAAGAAAAAGATAAGGAAAGAAAAAATCCTTACGAACCAAAACATAGACCAGCGCCAAAAGCTAAAAATGAATTTAAAGAACAAACAGTAGCACCAACAAAACCTGGAACAAAAGAAAGAACCAAAGAAAAAGATCCAGGTAAGAAAAATCCATTTCAGCCAAAACACAATCCGGCACCAAAAGCAGTAAAAAGATCTTTACCAAATTTCTTAAAATGGGATAAACTTAAGGTTAATTTAAAATAAAAAAATATAATGGGAAATTTAACAAATAGACAAATTGATAATATTGTAAAAAGAGTTTTAAATGAAGCTCCAATTGATTATGAAGGTCCAGAAAGAATGGATCCAAGTATTGAAAGAAAGATTTTAGATAAATCTACACCATACTCAAAACATCCTGCAATGCCAAAGATGAGTAGAGATTTTGTTGAGCTTATTTCATCTAAAAGATTTAACGATACTGTTGGTAAATTAAGATCGGCATTAGAAAGAAGTGTTGGTTCTACCAGACATCTTACAAGTGGTAATCCGTTAATGAATTTAATGATGTTAGTAATGCAGGCATTAAGACAAAGTGGATCAATTGAGTCGAGATATAAAGAAGAACTTGAAACTTTAGCTGTTGAATTAGTTAAAAAAGAAATGGCAATTCCTCCAGGTTCTTTACAATTTGACGCAAAACTTATGGGTATGGGTCAAAGTGAGTCAAACGAAAGAATGAGAAGACAAGCTGAAGAACCATCAAGAGAAGAAATGATGGATGCTTTTAAAAGTGCTCAAGAACATGAAAACGATGTTGAGGCTTTCTTAGATGCTATGGACAACTTTGACAGAGAAAGAGCAAAAAGAAGAATGATTAATGCTCTTATTGGTGGTGCCGCAAAAAAAGGTCAATATATGTATCATATGGTATCACAAAGATTAAACGAAATTGACCCAAATCTTATTGAACTATACGGTATTACAACAGCAATTATTGATCACTTATACTGGTTGTATCCAGAAGAAACACTTGAAGCTATGTCTGGTCAAGGTGGTAGTGAAGTTGGGACTTCTGAGATTGATAACCAAACAGATCCACCAACAGTTAAAGCTAGAGGTGTAAACTTCCCAACATTAGTTCATGAACTTGTTAAAGGTGTTTACGAAGTATTTGGAACTCATGGTTTACCTGACGATCCAAGACAAGCTGAAATGATTATGGGTGCTGAAGATACGGTTCCAGCAGAAGCTTGGGATTTAAAATTAGGTCCGGTGTTCTGGGAATTATTACAAAAATCATATCCTATTGAGATTCTAACTGAAGATGATATGAAACACATCCAACATTATCTATTTATGCGATTAAGTGCTATGCCGGCTGAAGAGTTTTTCCAACTGTTCAAAGAAGTTTTAGAAGAAAAACAATCAGGTAAAGATAAGATACAAAGAATGGTAAATGAAATCGTAAGAGAATTAGAAGAAAATGATGATGAAGAAGAGGATGAAGAAGATGATGACATTTTATCACAACTAGGTATTTAATTTAAATAATATATTGTCCTAAAACCCCCTTTTATGAAAATAACTGGGGGTTTTGATATTTATATTAAAATATCTTTATGGCTTTAACTAAAGAACAAATAATGTTAGAGTATGTAAGGTGCATGAAAGACACTCCATACGCATTAAGAACATACCTACAAACTTATGATAACACCGTATCTAAATACGTACCACTTGAGTTATTTCCGGATCAAGTATCCCTACTAAAAGATTATGAAGAATACGAAGAAAATATCGCATTAAAATACCGTCAGGCTGGGGTATCAACGGTAACTGCTGCTTGGATATCAAAAAGATTAGTATTTGCAAAAAAAGAAAGACCTGAAAAAATATTGATTATTGCCAACAAACTTGATACATCAATGGAGATGGCAAATAAAATTAGAGCATTTGTCGATCAATGGCCTTCATGGGTTGGGACCGGGTTTTCTGCTGATAAAAATTCACAAAGACATTATAAACTTACGAATGGTTGTGAAGTAAAAGCTGTTGCAACATCACGAGATGCCTTAAGGGGTTATACACCAACAATACTTGTTTTTGATGAGGCGGCGTTTATTGAAGCTGACGGTGATTTCTGGGCTGCTTGTATGGCGTCACTATCTACCGGTGGTAAAGTAATTGTTGTGTCAACACCAAACGGATATGACCCAATTTATTATGAAATTTATAACCAGGCAAATAAAGGGATTAATAACTTTAAAATTTCTGAGATGTTTTGGTGGAAAGACCCAAGATATTCAAAAGATCTTTTTTTGGTACCAACTGATGATATGGTTGATTATCTTTTAAACAAAGATGAAAAAGATCATTCTGGAAATGTGTCATTTGCGGATTCAGATCCATACGATAGAGATTATGAAAAAATAAAAGAGTATTTCTCAAAAGGATACAAACCATGTTCTACTTGGTATGAGAAAATGGTTAAAAAACTTAAATACGATAAAAGAAAAATTAATCAGGAACTTAATTGCGAATTTTTAGGTTCTGGTGATAACGTATTTGATTCAAAACAATTAGAGTATATTAAACAAAATACAATAGAAGATGCCCCAACAAAAATGATGGGTAATTCTTTGTGGATGTGGAAAGAACCGGTCCAGGGACACAAATACATTATGGGTGTTGACGTTTCTCGTGGTGATAGTGAAGACTTTTCATCCATTCAAATAATTGATTTTGATGAAAGAGAACAAGTTTTAGAATATGTTGGAAAAATCCCGCCTGATGCTTTAGCTGAAATTGCATATAAGTGGGGGTTAATTTATAATGCGTTTTGTGTTGTTGATATCACCGGTGGTATGGGAATCACTACTGTAAGAAAAATGCAAGAACTTGGATATAAGAGTTTATATATTGATGGTGTTGACTCGATGAATATATGGGCGGTCAATAAAACTTCTGTTGATAAAATACCAGGAATTAATTTTAATAACAAACGTGTACAAATTATTGCAGCATTTGAGGAATATGTAAGACACAAATTTAAAATAAAAAGTGTTAGGTTGTATAATGAAATGAACACTTTTGTTTATGTTAACGGTAGACCAGACCATCAAAAAGGACAACACGATGACCTTATTATGGGAGTGTCAATGGCAATATATGTTGGTGAATCTTCATTTTCTAAATTGGAGAAAGTGACAGAAAAAACAAAAATAATGATTGAATCCTGGACGGTAGCAAATAACGAAGCTGTAGCAAAAGAAGCTTTTTTTAATCCAGTACTACCAAACACAAATGTAAGAAATGATAGATATGGTAGAGACTTTTCTGGACCATCAAAAAATGATTATATTGAGTACGGTTGGTTATTTGGTAAACGATAATATTTATTGTTATGGGTTTAAGTCGTAGAAAAAAATCAGGGAAAAAAATTGGTGGATCTTCACTTATTGTTGTTGGTCAAGACATTTATAGCACAAAAACTTTTAAACCGGACTTCAATAAGAAAAGAAAACCATACGAAGAATTTGCTGAAGCCCCAGTAATCTCACCAACAACAACTACAACCACAACAATTCCAATTCAAACTTGTAATTTGGAAACACAACAATTAAACAATTTGATCACACAAGATTATTTTAATTTGGTTTGGTGCTAAAACATTTAGAAAAAAAAGAAAGTTATTAAATTTTTAAATATGGAACAAAATAATTTAACAATATGGCAGAAGTTATCCAAAACGTTTGGACCCAATTCTCTGTTAAATATGGATGAACCGTCTTATAGACTAGACAAAAAAGTATTACTAAGAACACCTGATAAAGAAGAGTATGAAAGAGAAAAGTTGCAAATGCAACAAAGTCTATACATTCAGGATAACTGGAAAAAAATAGAAAATAACTTATATGCTCAAGCTGTATATTACGAACCAAATAGGATTTCTGCATTCTATGATTATGAATCTATGGAATATACCCCAGAAATCTCAACAGCACTTGATATATACTCTGAAGAATCAACAACACCAAACCAAGATGGTTATGTATTACAAATATATTCTGAATCAAAAAGAGTTAAAGCAATTCTAGCCGATTTATTTAATAAAGTTTTAGATATAAGTATTAATTTACCAATGTGGATTAGAAATACATGTAAATATGGTGATAATTTTGTCTATTTAAAACTAGATCCGGAAAAAGGAATTGTTGGTTGTTTACAATTACCAAATATTGAAATTGAAAGGGTGGAAAGAGGAATGGAAGCAAGAACCATGACAGCTAATATTGGTTCTGATGTTGAATTTAAAAACAAAACTTTGAAGTTTAATTGGAAAACAAAAGATATGGAGTTTAATACTTGGGAGATTGCGCACTTTAGACTACTTGGTGATGATAGAAAACTCCCATATGGAACATCAATGCTTGAGAAAGCAAGAAGGATTTGGAAACAACTTGTGTTATCTGAAGATGCGATGTTAATTTATCGTACATCTAGAGCACCAGAAAGAAGAGTTTTTAAAGTATTTGTTGGAAACATGGATGACAAAGATGTTGAAGCTTATGTACAACGTGTTGCAAATAAATTTAAACGTGATCAGGTTGTCGATAAAAACACTGGTAATGTGGATTTAAGATTTAATCAAATGGCGGTAGATCAAGATTATTTTATTCCAGTTAGGGATGCTGCCGCAGCAATGCCAATTGATACTTTACCAGGTGCGGCAAATTTATCTGAAATTGCCGACATTGAGTACATCCAAAAGAAATTAGTTACGGCACTTAGAATTCCAAAAGCTTATTTAGGCTTTGAGGAACCAGTTGGTGATGGAAAAAACCTTTCACTTTTAGATATTCGTTTTGCAAGAACAATCAATAAAATTCAAAAAGCAGTAATTGCTGAATTAAATAAAATTGCAATTATTCATTTATTTTTACTTGGGTTTGAAGATGAACTTGGGAATTTTACTTTAGGGCTTACAAATCCATCTAAACAGGCGGATTTATTAATGATAGATGTTTGGAAAGAAAAGGTAACTCTTTATAAAGATATGGTTACAGAAATCCCAAACACGATACAACCAACATCAGCAACTTGGGCTAAAAAACACATATTTGGGTTTTCTGATGAAGATATTAAACTTGAAATCCAGCAGATAAGATTAGAAAGAGCTGTGGCCGCTGAAATCGCAAATACAGCAACAGTTATAACACATACCGGATTATTTGATAATGTTGACAAATTATATAAAACCGTATCTGGGGAAACTACAAATGCGGCAGGAGGAACACCACCACCGGCAGGAGGAGGACCTCCACCAGCACCAGCAGGAGGCGAACCGGCACCTATGATGGACGGTGTTGAAAAATCCAACCTAAATATATTACTTGAAAGTGATAATATATTTGGTGATGATTACATAGATCTATCCAAAGGTAGCAATTCTTTAGGTCAGATTGAGAATGAACTTGAAAAATTACTTAATGGTTAATATTTATAATAAAAATTAGTTATGAAATTTGGATTACTTAAATCAAAAATAGAAAAATGTTTGGTAGAATCATACACAAACAATACAATAAAAAGAGATTTATTTGTCTTTGACCAATTAGTTGCAAAAAATAAAAACATAAATAAAATTTATTATTTATACGATGAGTTATCATCAAAAAAAGGTTTAAACGAATCTATAGCTTCTGATTTTGTAAATCAAAGTATTACTATCTATGAAAATACTGTTAACAAAATTTCTAAATCTGATATGGATGATTTAGAATTATGGGTTAGTGATATTAAAACAAAAAATATTTACGAAGATATTGATAATGTTTTTTCTAGTAATCTTTTAACATTAGAAAATAAAATTAAAAGTAAAAATATTTTAATAGAAAATCTAAAGAAAAAAGATGAAAATGTTGACGAACTAAAAAATATTAGTATTAATCAGATGGTTCAGATTGCAAATAAAACCGTAAAAAATTATTTGTCATCACTAAATGAAAATGAAAAAATAAAATTAGAATCAATATTATCAGAGTCGGACGAAAAGTTAACTTTAAAATATGAAATAATTAAAGAAGATGTTATTGACAAATTAAATGATTTAAAATCTAAAGAAACTGACAATGACGTTAAATTTAAAATAACGGAGACAATAACAAAAGTTAAAAACGAAAAGTACGATAAATTAAATTATTTTAAACTACAAGAATTAAATAAAAATATTTAACTATTTGATTGTAATTTTTGTCTATAGATTGCTTTGTTTAACAAATCTCTCCTCTCAACTGATTTTTTTGTAAATTCCTTTCTATAATTGAGATGTGAATTTTGACGAGTTTTTATAACTTTACTCTTTAGCTCTTTAAGAGCTCTCTCTATGTCATTTTTTTTTACTTGGACTATTAACATAATTTATTTAAAATGTTTATTATATTGATATATATCACAAAATTAAGTATTTTTTTTAAAAATAAACCAAAGTCACATGGAAAAAAATTATGAAGAAAGGAAAAACCACCAAAATAAATGGTTTCAGAACATCTAAAGTACATTACGGTACAGTAGATTCAAAAGAATTTAAATCACTATATTTAAACTTACAGACCTGGGTAGAACCAAAAGAAGATTATGAAAACTGGAATAGAATTGTTTTAAATATGAATAGATCAGTTAAACATTCAGTATTTCAGAGTATAGATAAAAATTTATTTGATGATAAATTTATTGTAGATCTAGACTTAAGAACTAGTGGGTTACACTTAAAAAAGAAATCTTTTATGAATTTAGAAATAAATTTATTTTTAAAACAAGAAATAGACTTTAAATCGACAAAATTAAAAAAATCATTAAAAAATATTATAAAAGAAATATATTCCGATGTATTAACAAAGAATGAATATTTTAAATTTTACTTGACTAAAAATGGAAATACTAAGTTAATAAAAATAAAAACCGAAAAGGAGTAATATTTATAATAAAAATTAAATATGAAAATTTTAGCACCTAACGAAACTGGTAAGGGTATTCTTATTGAATATGATGCGGGATATATAAACCCAAGAGAAAGTGGTAACCATTTTATTATGGAACAAAAAAATTTCTTGGATTACTCAAAACCCTTTGAATTTTATGCGGTTTTACAAAAATATAATACACCTAATAGGAACGGTAGAGTATACCCAGAAAAAATCTTAAAAAGAGAAGCTGATAACTATAAAAAGATGATTGAGAAAGGAACATCTCTATCTGAATTAAATCACCCAGAATCTTCTCTTATTGATCTTGATCGTGTATCACACATAATCACTGAAGTATGGTGGGATGGTCCAGTATTATTGGGTAAATTAAAATTACTTACAAGTCCAGGCTTTCATGAAAGAGGGATTTGTTCAACAAAAGGAGACATTGCCGCAAATTATTTAAGACAAGGTGTTACTTTAGGTATATCTTCTCGTGGTGTTGGGTCACTTAAAAAGGTTGGGGAACAAAATGAAGTACAAGATGATTTTGAACTAATTTGTTTTGACCTTGTTTCATCACCATCAACACCTGGGGCTTATTTATTTTTAAATAAAGACGATAGAATGAAATATGAAGAAAATCTAGATGAGGAGAAAAAAATGTCAATTGAAAGAAATGTTGGTGAAACTGGTAACAAATCTCTTGACTTAATGAAAAAATTGTCTCATTATTTAGAAAAATAAAATTATGGAACAAGGAGAAAAATATTTTGTAGCAAAAATCACATCGGATCTATTAGACAGTGAATCTGGTAGAGTAAAAAAAGTAAAAGAAGAAAAATTAGTATTAGGTTATACACCTACTGATGTTGAGGCAAAAGTAACAAAAGTATATGAAAACTATACAATGGATTGGAGAATCACATCAATAACTGAAAGTAAAATTGATGAAGTAATAGACTAATTAAAAATTATTTTTTTATAAAAGGGGGCAATTTTGTCCCCTTTTTTATTTTACACCGAATTTTTCTCCAACTACCAATATTTATATTGTAAAGAAAAATATCAATGGGAGAAAAAAACATGATAGAAGACGCATTGTTCCAAATAAAGAATTTGGAAGAATCTCTTAAAAAAAATGCACAAGGAATACTTTCATCAACAATGAGGAAAGAAATTAATTCACTAGTAAAAGAATCTCTTATGGAACAAGAAGAGGTTATAGAACCAGAAATGAACCCAGAAGATGTTGCTACAGAAGACCCGGCTATGATGTCTGACGAGACTGGAATGGAAATGGATCCTAATATGGTAGCGGCAGAACCTGCACTTGAGGACCCAGAAATGATGGGTGATGAAAGTTTGGCTGGAATGGAAACTGGTGAAGATGAAACAATAGACATGAGAGATGCCTCTGATGCTGAAGTAATCCGAGTATTTAAAGCCATGGGTGATAATGATGGCGTTGTAGTTACAAGAGATAACAATATTATCACATTAACAGATGATGACGATGAATACATCATTAAATTAAATGAATCTATGGAAAATTTTGATGAAACAGCATTTGACTCAGAACTTGAGGAAATGTATGAAGACGGTACTGAACTAAACGAATTTGAAGAAGATGAAGACATGGACTTTGGATATGAAGACGAAGAAGATGAAGACATGGACTTTGGATATGAAGACGAAGAAGATGAAGACATGGACTTTGGATATGAAGACGAAGAAGATGAAGACATGGACTTTGGATATGAAGACGAAGAAGATGAAGATTTTTCTTTTGAAGATGAAGAAGATATGGAGGATAGCGAAGAGGTTGAGGGTATCATGTATGAAATAGAAATGAATGATATGGACATGATGGAAATGGATGATATGGACATGATGGAAATGGATGATATGGACATGATGGAAATGGATGATATGGACATGATGGACTTTGAAGGTGAAGAAGAAGAAGATGATTTAAACATTTATGAATCTAAAAAAACCAAAAAAAGTTCTAAAGGGTTAACCGGTAAAGGACCTAAATTCAAATACGGTCAAGTTACTGATTATAAAATGCCTAAACAAAAAGAAGGAACAAAAGGTGTTGGAATGGGTAAAGCTAAATTTACGTATAAAGATGGTGAAAACCTTGATGGTGAATTTAGACCAATCAAAAAAGGTAAAAAAGTCGAAACTAAAGAAGCTTCAAGAACTTACGGTTCTGGAAGATCATTTGGTAGAGGTTTACCTAAACCAAAAGCAGCACCAAGACATCTTAAAGAAGAAGTAATTGAGTTAAGAACTAAAAATGATGAATACAGAAAAGCACTTGATTTGTTTAGAACTAAATTAAATGAAGTTGCAGTATTTAATTCAAACTTAGCTTATGCAACAAGATTGTTTACTGAGCATTCAACAACAAAACAAGAAAAGATTAACATCTTGAGAAGATTTGATGATGTTGAAACATTAAAAGAATCAAAAAATCTTTATAGAGTTGTTAAGTCTGAATTATCAAATAATTCTCTTAATGAAGGTGGTTCATTGAATGAGTCAATTGAAAGAACTGTAAATAAAACAGCGTCGTCTGGATCGGCAGTTAGTTTAATTGAATCTAAAACATATGAAAATCCACAGTTCTTAAGAATGAAAGATTTGATGGGAAAACTATAAAAAATAAACGAAAAATTAACTTTTTCAAAAGTAAAGTATATTTATACAATACATAAATAAAAATAAAGCTAAAAAAAATTAAAAATGGGAGCATTATTAGAATCAGGTCTTGTAGGTAACATTGGGTTAAAACACCTTAAAGTTATCAAAGAAGATACAATTAACAAATGGGACAGATTAGGGTTCCTTGAAGGTCTTAAAGGCCACCTAAAAGAGAACGTAGCACAATTATACGAAAACCAAGCTTCTCACTTGATTAACGAAGCAACTTCAGAAGGTTCTAACGGAGCATTTGAAACTGTTGTTTTCCCTATCGTAAGAAGAGTTTTCTCTAAATTGTTAGCTAACGATATCGTTTCTGTACAAGCAATGAACTTACCTATCGGTAAATTGTTCTACTTTGTGCCTCGTATCCAAGGATACCAAGAAACTAATCCAACTGATGTTGCTACTCACTATCCTCCAGTAGGATCTCCAGGAAATTCAGGCACAGACATCCAACAACAAATTGGTGCTGGTTATCCACCAAATGGTAACGCATACGCTAAAAATCTTTATGATTTATTTTATGAAGGTTCAGAAGCTGGTTTAGATCCTCCAGGATTATTTGATTACTCAAAAGGAAAATGGTCTGCTGTAACGGCACAAACTAACATGGTAATTTGGGATAACGGTTCATTAGATACCGCTGGTGCTGCTGCCGCTTACGAAAATGGTAACAGAAGAAAAATTATCGTTAAGATGTGTGACTTTAGAACTTTAAATGTTGGTGCTGGTAAATTAATCGGACCTGATGGTAACGAAGTTGATAGTGAAACTTTTCTTTCTGATTTAAGAATTTTTGCAACATCTCCTATTACTACATCTGCTGATACTTGTAATGTTGTTTGGGATGCCGCTAACGGAGTTGGTAAACCATTATTGTTTAGAGTTGTAACTCAACAATATGGTAAAGGTATCGTTGATTACAATCAAGGACAACCTACACAAACAAACTTCTTTAACAGTCCTAACTACGGAAATGGTGGTACTTACTACGACATCTGTGATAATACAGGATGTATCTATTTAGAAGTTGACCTTTCTTGTCCAGCATGTTTTGATTGTGGCGCTGAGTCTTTAGATGGCTATACAGGATCTACATTAGGTGCTTTAGAGGGAACTGAATTAATAGCTATGTATAGAACTTACGAAAATCTTGAGTTTGCTGAAGAAATTGGTGAAGTATCTTTTGATCTTCAATCAGTAACAGTTTCTGTAACTGAAAGAAAATTAAGAGCACAATGGTCTCCAGAACTTGCACAAGACGTTGCTGCATTCCATAATATTGATGCTGAAGCTGAATTAACAGCTTTATTATCAGAACAAGTTGCTGCTGAAATTGATAGAGAAATCTTGAGAGACTTGAGAAAAGGTGCTGCTTGGAATTTAAGATGGGATTACAACGGATGGAGAAGATTGAGTTTAACAACTTCTTATACTCAAAAAGACTGGAACCAAACTTTGATCACAGCGATTAACCAATTGTCAGCACAAATCCACAAGTCTACACTTAGAGGTGGTGCTAACTGGATCATCGTATCTTCTGAGGTTTCTGCAATCTTTGATGATTTAGAATACTTCCACGTATCTAACGCGTCTCCTGAGCAAGATCAATACAACATGGGTATTGAAAGAGTTGGTACACTTTCTGGTCGTTACCAAGTGTATAGAGATCCTTACTTCCCACCAAATCAAATCTTGATTGGTCACAAAGGAACATCTTTACTTGACACTGGTTACATTTACGCACCGTATGTACCTCTTCAATTAACACCTACAATGTATAACCCATTCAACTTTACACCTATCAAAGGTATAATGACGAGATATGCTAAGAAAATGGTTAACAACCGTTTCTACGGACGTATCACAGTTGATGGAGTTAGAACGTTTGACTTAAGAGAATTGAGATAATCAATTAAAACTGAATAAGAGAAAAGGAGATAAGAAATTATCTCCTTTTTTTATGAATAATAATTTAATAACACTAAATGTTCATTTAAGTAAATTTTAACTTTATAATTAAACTTTTTCAAAGTATTTATTAAGAAAAAATACTTAATTATGAAAAACATTTTTTTAACCCTATTGATGTTGGTTACAACAAATTTAATATCACAAACACTTTATAAATTTGATTATGTAGAAACATTTGATGTTGATTGGTCAGGTGTTTGGTGGATTCCAGCTGCTACAACCGGTTATTATACAAATGCCTTTGTTTCATCAACCTCTAGTGCTGTAATCTATGGTACAGGTAATGGTACATCGGCATATGAATCAGATTGGTATTCATTTCCTAACTTAGTTGTAGACGCCGCATATGATTATCAATTCAAATTTAGATTAGGGTCTTACCGTTTTACATCAACATCAGGAACACGGGGAGTTGATATTGGTGATTATATCACAGTGCAATTATCAACAAACGGTGGTACTTCATATGTCAATGAACTTCGTATTACTGGTGCTTCAAACGCATTTTGGAACTATAATTCAACAGCATATACTAAAACTGCCAATGGTACTTTAACGACCATAGGACCATCTGCAGGAGGTGATAGAACATCCACAGGCGATGGGTATTCTGTAATACAACTTAATATACCTGCGGGTACAACACAAATTGCTATTGATATATTTGCTAGAGCAAATTCAGCTGGTGAAGAATGGTGGATGGATAATTTTGAATTAACTAGAACAGGTGGTCCATTACCTGTTGAATTAAGTTATTTTGATGGTGTTACCTACTCAAAGTTTAATTTAATTAATTGGACTACCGAGTCTGAACAGAACTCAAGTCATTTTGATTTAGAGTCTAGTGTAGATGGTGAAAATTGGAAAAAAATTACAACTAAAATTGCTGCAGAAAATTCTACGGAAGATATTAAATATTCGTATATTGACTATAATTTAAACCCTTTAACATATTATAGATTACAACAATATGATATTGATGGAAAATATGAAACATTTGGTCCAATTGTAATTACAAGAGATATTACAGATAAAAAAATTATAGGTTATATAAATCTATTAGGACAAAAGGTTGATCCTATATATACCACCGGTATAATCATTGAGATATATGATGACGGGACAATGATAAAAAAAATAAAATAAAGTAAGGTTATTTTGATATTGTTCTAATAGCCTTTGAGATTATCTCAACTTCACCTATTGTAAAAGCACCTCGTTTGTGTGCAGCCTTAACTGACTCAATTAAATAATATAAAGAATGTTCTTTATCCATAGTTGTAAGTATTACTTCAAGATGATCTTCACTTAAAAGATCAATAGTTCCAAATAAATTACCAAATAATTCTTTATTTTCTTCAGTTTCCATTTTTACAAATATTTATATTAACAATGATAGACGATAAATTAATAAAGAAAATATTAAGAGAAGCTACTTCTGATGGTGGTGGTAGAGGTTCTTATATCGCCCCTTTACAACCTGGAATTCGTTTGTTTGAAAAAAATCAAATGGCACCTTTTACAATTCCTGTATCAAAATACGATAGTCCATTATTGTCTTATGACAGTTATGATGGTAAAATGGATGAAACAAAAAAACAAATAAAAAAAATTGAAACAAAAGCAAAAAAAAATTCTATCTTTTTAAAAAATCATCCTAACTTAACAAGAAGTGATGAAGATGGTAATGCTATAAATCAAACTCCAGGGAAAAAATTAAAATTTGTTCCAATTAAAGAATGGGTAGAAATTAAAAAAAATACAGTAGTTAGTGATCTTTTTAATAAAAAAATAATAAAAGAAGCTGACACTTCAGTAACTGCTGGGGAATTTAATGGACCGTTTTCAATAGGGTTAAAAAAATGGCCAAACACAACTTTAGCACCTTTTGAGTACGAATTTGATTTTAGTGTAAATCATCATTCCAAAAAAAGTAATTTAAAAAATAATAAAAAAAGTAATACATATTATAAAGGACCTGAATTTTTTAAAAAATTAAAAGATGAAACATATCCCGTACATACAATAAAAGAGGACCTTGCTGTATGGTTTGGGAAAAAGAAAAAACCAAAAGGTTCATCACAACCAAAAGGACCATGGGTTGATATATGTAGAAAAGTTGATGGTAAACATCCACCTTGTGGTAGATCTGATGCTAGTTCCGGATCTTACCCTAAATGTAGAGCCGCTGGTGTTGCGGGTAAAATGTCGGTATCACAAAAAAGAAACGCCTGTCAACAAAAAAGAAAGGCAGAAAAAAATGATCCACAATCTGGTAAAGGACAAAAACCTGTAATGACTTCTTACAAAACAAAAAAGGAGTCCGTAGACTCCATTGTTTTTAATATTTTATCAGAGATTAGAAATTCTTTCTAATACATTATGTAAAGAATTTTTTATCTGAGAATTAATGATATCTTCATAGTTCAATCTTCTCTTTTCTGTCTCAACATCAAAGATATATGTAATTCTTTCCCAATCTCTATTATTTAGTTTTACACTATAGTGATAGACATGATTTGTTAAATCAATCCTACTATAATCCATTGTAATAAAAATATCCATTTCTTTATTTTCAATGTATCTTTTATTTGACATTGGGGCAATCATAAATTTTGTTGAGGGATGTTTTATAGTCTTAAGACAAATTTGAAAACAAGTCTTTTCGTATGACGACACTTCTTCTTCGTATGTTTTAAACATCTTGCCTTTTTTACCCAATAAGTAAAATCTTAACTTTAATCTTCTAAAAAATCTAACTATTCTCTTTATCATTGTTTATTATTTCTACAAAGATATAAAAAAAATAATCATATTACCAAACTATTTTAAGATATTTTTAACAATAAACTCCAGAACATCTTTTTTTACCGTCAAGACCAGGTTTTTTTCCTTGGCAAACCTGAATTCCGTAACCATTTGAATATGCACTGGGGTAAACATCAAATTTAGATTTGGCAGCAGCTTTTCCTCTAGCACATAATTTTGTTCCGGTTTTTTTTCTTCCTTCCATTACCATATCATCGTCGTAATCACTTTCTTCGCCACCTTCTGATTCGTTCATAATAAAATCAAATACTTGATCTATATTGTTTTTTGCTTCAGCTATGTGGTCTTGAGCCCAATCGTGACCATCTTCTAAAATAGACTCAACCATTTCTTCATCTAAATCTAACAATAAATCACATTGTCTTTTCATTTGTTCTAGATTAGAAAAAAACATGTATCTTCCAGATCTGTGTTCGTCTTCTTCTTTTAAAACTTTTCTTATTATTCTTTCTATATTCATAATTTTAATTATTTAAACCATTTATTCCACCTAATGTAATCATATTTAATTGAGTTACTTCAGTTCCATAACCGTCAGTCCATACTGGATGAGGTGGTGTTACCGATATTGTAGTTGTGCCACCAGATGTACATATTTCTTGACATAAAAATGTTTCAGTATTTGCACTTCTTGGGAATCTTGTGTTATCGTCTAAACATGTGATGCAATTGTAATAAGTTTCAATTGGGTATATTGTCGTATAATTAGGTTCTAATGGGCAAGCATTTAATAATCCATAACATTGACCATATTGTTCTAAAACAAATATAGATTGTGAATCTAAATACTCCATTTGATTCCATGTGTTTATTGGAATATTAACAAACTGTTGTCCTCCACCACCACACTTTGCAATTGAGGCCCCAATTAAAGTTCCACTATTACATGTTTCACAATCACTAAATGGTGTTACAGAATTTGATAAATACGTAGTGTAATTTGAAGTATCGTAAACGTAAGGATTAATTAATCTATGACATTGAAATTCAGTTGATCCTCTTAAAACTTTTACATAATCTCCAATATTAAATGAATTACTATTTAAAACAACCACATTTTGATTTAATGTATTACATTCTTCAGCTAACCATACGTAAAAATCATTATTAAGAAGACAACTTGTACAATTATCAAAAACTTCAAAACTTAAAATGAAAAAATTTGGAGATCCTATGTTTGAAATGTTGGTTATCTCTACACAATCATCTAAATAAGGAATATAAAAACTTTTTCCAATAGAATCTTCAACATACTGATAAGAAAAAACTACTCCTGTAGTTGTAACTTCGGATACTGTGATTACTAAATCTGATTCTGTTCCTACTAATTCAGATGATATTGTAATTGTATCACCAACTTGGTAACCAACACCAACATCAAATGTTGAACCAACAATCTGACCTTCAGAAACAGTGATATATAAACCAAAACCAACACCATTACCATCTGTTATTCCTGTAAACGGACCATAAAAACCATCACCTAAAGATGTTGGTAATGGTGTAAATTCATCTATAGAGAATACTGGACCACTATTTGTACAACTTGAGTAGGTGTAATACAATCCTTCACATTGTATACATTCTTGACAATTAGGTTGTGGATCATAATTTAGAAATGTGTTTATTGTGACTGCCGATTCCGTTAAATCACCAACCTCAAAACAACCATCCTCTGTTGACAAATTTGTTACTTCACTACCCTCATAAAATACTGAGCCCCATACTACTTGTGTGTTGTCACTATTTAAACAATTAACAATTATTCTTTTTTCACTACTTATCGATAAACAATCTTCACAAGAAACGGTACCACCTTCTACTTCAGTGGACAAACCTAAAATTGAGATTAAAGTAACATCTGGTTCGGCAAATATATTAACTTGTGTTACAGTACCACAAATTTGTTCACCAAAAACTAATTCAAATGTTATTATATAATTAGTATAGTCATTGTTTGGGGGTAAACTAACATAATATGTATTTACACCAAAACAATCAATCACTTCCCATACTTGAAAGTTGTTAACATAACATTCTGTACATCCTGTATATGGGTCAGAAATTGAGATGACATTAAACAATGGTTCTTCAGTATTTTTATAACATACAATAGTAAAACAATCCTCAACTAGTTTATTATTTCTTGTTATATTAATATAGTAAATATCACCTATTGTTGGTAGTGTTGTAAAAGAATTAATATCTACAAAATAATTGTTTTGACCATTACAAGTTTCTATTTGTACCGCATTAGATGTTCCACTTAAACATTCTTCACAAGTTGTAAAAACATCAAGTAGAGTATGATTTACACCATAAGGACCCACTTCTACAGTTAATACATTCATACAAAATATACCCTCTTGATTTTGAAGTTGTAATGTACTACCAGTGGTAATTGCGCTTAATGGTTCAACAATGTCTATTCTATCGAAAAACCTATTATCACAACATCTTTCACCCGATAATCTTACTGTATCTGCCATATTTAGTACTTAATTATTCAACCCATTAGGCCCACCTAATGTAATCATGTTTAATTGTGTAACCTGAGTTCCATATCCATCAGTCCATACTGGATGAGGTGGTGTTATTTGATTTACTGTTGATCCTGTTGCTCCGCAATCACAACAAATTTCACAAATTAAACTTTCAGTTCCTGAATTTCTTGGTTGTTCTTGACAATCACAATCTAAAAAGGGTCCACCATTATAAAGTGCCGGTATTCCTGGCTCATATGTAAAACCTACAAATTCAAAACAAAAACAAAGTCCACCACCAGAAGGATCGCAAAATCTGTAATATTCACCGACTATAGGTAAGTTAGGAAATTCATTTAATATTTGGGGATAAATGAATTCATCATTACATGATGATAATTCCGCAGAAAATCCTTCACTTTCTAAACATTCTAAACAGTTAGAATATAAAGTTACGGTATTTAATGTCTCGTTTATTGATCCAGAATCTTCACTAATCACCTCACCACAGATTGGTAACGTTTCACCTGTAAATGTAAAAAAATATTTTGAACCAATATTTATAGTGTTTCCGTTTGTATCAACAATTAAACTTGTTAGACCATCACAAGATTGTATTAGGTAATTTGCCATTCTTTATTTTTTTTTTATTTTTTATTTACAATTTGGAATTTTATTTGTTTTTTATAAGTATTAACTTCACCAGAAGAAATTACCTTTAAATCAACATAATATTCATTTGGTATTTTATCTCTGGTATCAAAAATAAAATAATATTCGTTTGGTGTTCTATTAAGTTTTGACCAGTCTTGTACTTGAACTTCAGTTGTTCCTTCTCTAACATATATTCTATAAAACGCTCCTACTTTTGGTAACATTTTATTTGTTGTATATGCTTGTTTTATAATAACACCAACTTTTCTTATATCTGTGTTTAATATTTTTTCATCTTGTTTAATACCAAAAAAGTCAAAACCATAAACTTTTGGATCATTTGTTGATGTTCCTATTTGAATATTTTTTTGAACTGGGTATAAAACAAAATCATTATAAACATCAGGTAATATAAAACCATCCATTACAATATTTGTCCAAGTGTCTTGAAAAGTACAAGGAGTTTTATAACCTAAAAGTGGTGGTATTGTAATTTCGTAAACACCTTTAGTTTTTGTACATGCTGTTAAATTTATTAGGCCTGCAATTGGATCTCCACCCGCATCACTTATTGTGACTAATGGAGGTCTGTCTAAATTTTTAAAATCGCCATCTTCGTAGATATATAAATATAACTTGTTTGCTTTACCTAAAGAAAATGAATTTCTATCATCTTCAATTAAATCATCATATACGGTTTCCAAAAATGGTTCATAAAATGTTTGAGTGTGTCTTGTAAAGAACCCAACAGAATATGTTCCTGTTGTCCCACTTAAATTTTCAACTTGTGGAACATAAGCAATTCCCCAACCCACACAATTTGGTATTCCACCTTGTAATAGATTATTGATTTCATTACTCATATCAAACTCAATGTTCTCATCACCAAATTCAAAATGTTGTGTAGCAACAATTGTAAGACCTGAATATGGAAATAGACCACCATTGTTATTATCGTATATTCCTGGTTGTTCCCAAACACCAATGGTTGTTGTTTGATACCAGTTTGATGGACGATCAGAGTAGTTCTTATCATTTGGTATTCCAGTAATTACATCGTAGTAATCATAACCAACACCTTCGTCCCAATTTTGTGGTTGATCTTGGTCTAGGTTTACATATGGTATTCTAAAAAGAATTAAGTCAAAAGATGTTGCCCTTAATCTACCTTGTGATGTTTTACTGTTTAAGAAATCTTTATCAAAATAACTTGTGTTAGTCATTCGTAAAGTATGTTTCATGCTTGTTGTACAACCAGTAGATATAATTCCTTGTGCGACTTTTTCTTTAAGAAGTTTTAAATCAAGATCAAAAATAAATCTTGTATAACCAATAGGGTTAACAAGACTTCCTTCACCATAAAATAATTCCATAACAGGATTTCTTCCGGTGTTAACAAAGCTATTTGAAATGAGGGTATTGTTCCTACTAAAATATGAATTATTAATTGACATTTACTTTTTTATAATAAATATCAATTAATCCGAATATTTTGATTTAATATTGTTTTATCTGCGTCTAATAATTTTTGTATGATGTCTTGAGATGAGGTTCCGTCAGTTCCTACTGGGACAGGTGCAAGTCCTGGAAATGCGTGAACATGGGAAACAAGAAACTTAACAATTAAATTTATTAAATCCATTAATTGATCACCTCTTACCATTGGGTCTGTCTTATTTATTATTTCATCTGTAAATTTTGGTTGTGGTATACCATATAGAGTCCCTTTTAAATCAATTGGATCCCCCTTTGTTGGTATCACAGATTTATGAGATAATAGATAAAGAAAATCACCACCCAAAGCACCATACGTAACTGGATTTGACTTATAACTTGAACTTTCAATTGTTGATGTCTTTAAAGTTTCTTGTTGTCCTAAAACATTTTTATCCCAAACAAGACCAAATCCAAATTCTTTATTTGCTGGTGATAACTTTATTTTTGAGAAAAAATCAACAACTGTATTAAAAGAAGTTAACCCACTTACACCACTATCTATTGTTGCACCTAGATATGTGTTTGTTGTGTTTTTTGTTGGTCTAAAAATAAAAGGAAATTGATCTTCTAAGTTTGACCCATTTTGTGATGGATATGACATATATCCATTTATATTAATTTTTCCGTTATTAACACCTTGTATAAATTGGTTAATAAAGTTAATAGAATCATCTTTTGTTAATCCAGTAAAAGATAATTCAAATAATTTAGTATTAATAAATTGTGTTAAATCTGTATCTAAAAATATTTTATTACTTAATGTTTCTGGCGTTTTTTTAATACTATATAATTTCACATTACCGTCATATGTTGTTCCAGTCGTTGATGGGTTTGTTATTTCCCACTCAACAAGATTTTTTACTTCTTTTGGTATTATTTCTGATGACGTAACTGTTTGTGTTGGGTTATCAACCTTTTCTAAACCAAACGTTGATATTTGTAAAAAAGATCTTTTATCATTTGGTACCGGTAAATTAAAATCAGCACTTGATGATAACAAAGGATTTAGTTTTCCAGACCTAATTAATACATCATTTTCTTTAACCACAATGTCTGAAGTTCCCCTACCCATAATTGCATTATCACCAGGTTCAGCATATATACCAAAAACTTTTGGGTCTGTTAGTCCAGTTGTTCTATCTTTTAAAGAATTTGCCGGTTTAAAAAACTCACCACTAGCGAGCATTGATTGTGAATTGGTATATTCTTCTTTAAAATTGTTTTGTGGTCTTGTAATTGGTCCTTGGATATAAAATTTACTATTATCTAATCTTTCGCCCTTATTATAATAAAATATGTTCACATATTCATTATTTTTTGGAACTTGATTTATATAATAAGGTAAAAGTGGTAAAAAGATAAATGGGTCTTTTGATGTCCATTTATCTCTTTCTTCTTGCCAATCTTCCGGTAAAGAGTCCTGATACCTCTCAAATAAAGGAACAGCTCTAACTCTACCAAGCATCATAGGATCTTGATTGTCTTTTACATATCCTTGGAAAATTGTTTTATCGTTATACCATACCTCTCGACTCATATTCTTTTAATATTGTGTTGTAACTTAATTCTAATTTATCTAAATGTTCACTTAATTTTATTAAGTTTTCTTTAGTTAATTCATAATCTTTTTTTATAAATTCTAAAGCTAAAATAAGATCCTTATTAGGTCTTGTTTTATGTTCTTTAATTATTTCTACAATTTTTGATGATTCTACTTTGTCCATAATTAAGTTTTCGTACCGTATATGGTAAGACCTTGTGTTAAGTTTATTGGTGATACCGCCATAGGTTTAACTGCAACCTGTAACCCACCATTTTGTCTATCTTCTTTTTCTTGACCATCTAATAATGCTTTAAGTGAAATTAACATTAAATTTGGACTACCATCTGGCATAGGACCCGTAGGTAATCCCAATTTTTCAAACTCTTCTATAACGTTCAAAAAAGCCCGACTTGAAGAATACCCATCTAAAAATTCGGAAGCTAAAAGTAATGGGTAAGGAATTTTATTTCCAAAACCTCTTCCGGCAATTTTTAGTAAAGCTAAAAGTTCATCAATAACACTTTTACATTCCCTAAAATCTTTTATAACTCTTGCAAGTGTCACAAGAACTTCGGTTAGTGCTCGGATTGCTTCTAGTCTATTCCTTATTTTTTCATTTTTTATATCACCAATTACAGATCTTATAAGATTTTTAATATCTTTTTTAATTATTTCAAATAAAATTTTTGTAAACAAAGAACCGATTTTTGAAGTTAGTTTAAAAATTAATGATTTAAATTTTTTTGCAAAATCCATAAATGAATTTATTAAAAGATCTACATTGTCACCAACAGCTTTTAACATTATATATAATGGTAATAAAACTTTTGGTGATAATAATGTTAAAATTAATGCTTTAGGAAACTCTTTAAGAAAACTTAAATCTATGTTAATTTGTAATGGGAACCAACCCGGATTATTTGTTAAAACATCTGTTAAATCGGCAGCATCGTCTATATTATTATTGTTATTACTATTATCAATAAAATTAAGATTATTAAGTGCTGATATAATATCATCAGTATTTACAGGTAACTTAACAGTGTCACACTCCTCAAACTCAACAACACCAAGTTTAATGTCGGATATTTTTTGATCAATAATTCTTAAATCAACTTCAGTAAACTCAAAGAAAGAATCATCCAAAGCATCACTATCTGAAACTTTTGCAGTTCCTGAAACATCAATTTCTTCTGTCTTATCAACACATAAACCTAAAACTCTTTGTAAGATTAAAAGTATTTTTTGTAAATCACCAAGGTCTAACTTTCCTTCACCTTTTTTAATTGATATAGCACCACTTAATTGATTCATTAAGTTTGAAAATAAATTTTTTAAATCTACTATTGATATACTTGCAAAGTAATCTTTAATAAATTCAGTAATTTTATTTACACCGTTTACTCTGTTCTTTAAATCAATTTTATAAAAATTACCCTGTATTGTCTGAGATGATATTGGATCAAAGTAACTTTCAACATACGTTATGTCAAATAAATCTTGATTTGATTTACCTTTGTATGGTGAACCACCGGCTGGAACTGAAAATGGTTGATTAATATTTTGTATTCTACTATATAATTCCCTATTCATTGAAAATGGAAAATTACCATACTGAACATCAGTTTGTTCGTATAATAATTTACCAACATCACCTTGTGGATCTTCTTTTAGTATATTTTGTAAATCAAGAGGTTTTACCCTAATGTATAAAGTTTGATTTGTAAATTCCTGATCTTGAGAACATCCAATAGCTGAAATAAATTCTTGGATTAACAAATCTAAAATTTTTGGTTTTAGTTCCTCAATTGACTTAACAAAAGTTTTTTTCAAATATTTTTTTGTACTAGAACCAGATCCAGTTGATAGAAATTTTAAATCTAATAAATTATCAATTTGAGATTTCTGTTCTTTTAAAAATTTTTTTTGTTGTTTGTTGGCTTCAGAAAGTTGTTTTTTTAAATCAGAACTTTTTTTTTCAAAAGTATCACCTTTCTTTTTTTTTAAAACATCAAAATCTTCTTTTATTTTTTTATATTTCTTTGTTGTTGAGATTTTATCCCCAACAGACTTAAACCCATCATTTACATCTAAAACAGCCATAATAAATTATTTATTCATTTTATATCCACCGTCTGAAGAAGTATCTTTATCTATGAGTGATTTCATAATCGCATCATCAAAATCTAAATCAGTAAGAGTAAAATTTTCTTGTTTATCTTGAGTTTTTTGCCAGATTTGTGCTTGTAATTTTGAAAGGGATAGTTTTTTCTCAACACAATCGTTAACAATTTTTTGTTGTTTTTCAATTATAGGACCAATTAAAGTCATATCCTCAACTTCCTTCATTAGATTTAACATTTTGTTTTGAATTCTAATTGCGGTATTCCTTTGTTCAACAAGTTCATTATAGATTTCTTGCATCAATGACAACATTGATTCCTTAGTTAGGTTAATTTCTTTTTTTTGTGGTCTTGGCATAATTTAATAAATATTTATTTTGTTAATTCGCTAACAATTTTAAAATATATTTTTTTATATCTTTTTAATGAGTTCCTAATTTCTTTTGTTGATAAGTTTGTCATTTCTCTTAATTCAAATAATATTATGTTTTTATTGAACTTATTATTATTTGAAGTTTCTTGAAAAATTGTTGAGTAATTTTGAAATATGTCGTGTAACGCCTCACCTAATTTTACTTCTTGTTCTGTAACACCTTTTTCATCCATAGAAATTTTTAATTCGTCAAGAAACTTACTTATTATTTGTTCTGTTGTTATTTCGTCACCATCAATGTAATATACCATGTTTGGCATATTATCTATGTCACTTGAAATATCTTCATAAGAAATTTTTCTATTTGTCTCTTTCTGGTCTTTTTGTATTTGACCCATTAAATAATTTTTACATATTGTACCAAAATATGAATACGCTTTTTTTTCCTTAGATGGTTTAAACTTATCCATCTTTGTCATTAAAAACGAATGTGTATCCATATGGACCTCTTCAAAGTCCATATCTTTTCTATATAACTTGTATCGTCTTATTATTGACGAAATCATTTTATCTAAAGGATGTCTTAAAAACTCATTGTAAATTTTATTTTTATCTTCTTTAGAATCAGTTCCCAAATACAATCTTACGGCATTTTCTTCTGGCTCATCAAAATATTTTTTTACAGTTGGTTTTCTTCCTTTCTTTTTCTTTTCGTTAAGTTCAGTGTTTAAATTTTCATTTTCAACCATTAAACTTCTTGTGGCTCATATTTTATTTCTCTTTCAGCGGTAAATAAATATTCTTTTTTTGCCGATTCAATCCAAAATTTAACTTCGTCTTCACTTAATCTATCATTACCATTTTTATAATTCCAAAAAATTGAGCCTTCTCTCATGTTAATATGTTTGTATCCGATCCTTGGAATTGTTAAAAACTTTACTGATTGGTTTGTCATTCTCAAAAAGAACTCATAACCAAAAGTTAATTTGATATTTGATTTAAAACCACCATTTTTTAGAAAAACATCTTTTTTAATAACAATTCCAGAAATTTGAAAGTTTTGGTATGTTTGTAAAATGTCATTAGACAATACACCAAGATCACTAGTAAAGTTAGCAGCAAAAGTTGCCTCATTAGTAAACCCAGCAAAAATTCCTTTTTCATCAACATCAACAACGATAGGTAAAAATGATTCCACTTCTGGATAATGTTTGATATATTTATCAACATTTTTAAACCAAATGTTTGAATATTCGTCATCAAACTCTAATAAAGAAACCCATTCACTCTTAGCTTCACTTACACCCTTGTTTACTTGTTTTGCAAAGTTAGGTTCTTCAGTCCACAAAACTTTGTTTACTGTTAGACCACTAAAGTCAAACCCACCTAGAAAGTTATCTAATATTGTTTCATCTGTATGAACAAGGATTACCTCCTCAACGTAAGATGATTGATTTTTAATTGATTGGATTGCTTTTGTGAAATACTCATCAAACAAACCATATTTACCACTTTTAATTGGTAGTACTACTGATATTTTATTTTCCATTTTATTCAATTGTTTCAAGTTTATTTAGTTGTTCCGTAAAGGATGTTAATCTTTTTGTTACCATATTATCAAAAATTTCATTTACTGATTTTTCAAAGTCCTCACTAGTTTTTAATGATTCTGAAGTCTTATCTATTTCTGAGTAAAGTTCTGGACTGATATTATCTTCTAACCAGTTTTGTACAAAATCTGCAATAACATCAACTAGAATATTTTGATTGTTAATCCAAATACCATTATTTTCATTCATCCACTCTGGCACCATATTAGGTACAACACCAATAACCGGAATACCTGATTTAATAGACTCTAAAGGGAATGTTCCGTAAGCGGAAATATTATCAACCCAAACAGATGCAAAACTATCTTTCATTCTTTCAGCAAATTCTTCTTCAGATAATCCTCTTAAATCTCTAAACGTAAACCATCTGTATTGTGGGAATCTAGAATAAAACGCTTTAATTGTGTTTGTTGTATCTCTATGTTCTCTTGTGTGAATGTTAATAATAGTTTTTGGTGGAAACTCTTGTTTTTTAAAATTTTCAGAAATAAAAGGTTCAATAACATCAACAGAAACATTTCTCATTGTGTTGATAATCCACTCTTTTTGTTTTTCAGATGTTGTTATACATTTTATAAAACCAAACTGAGCCCAAGAATCTCCTGGTTGTAGAGTATCAAAGATATAGTCATAAGATTGACATAACACTACTTTACCACACGGTAATTTTTTAATTTGATCCATAATGAAACCATATAGTTCCGGTATAACTATTAAATCTTCTGGTGAGACTTCTAGGTTTGCACCTTCAATTGATCTATGTTCTAACTCTTCCATATAGTTATTACCCAACCAATTAGTTACACCATAATAGTCTGGTTTTTCATGTAAAATAATTGCGTTGTATCCAGATTTTTTTAAAGACATTGCCATCTGATAGATGTATCTTACAGAAGCTTTTGCATTACCTTTCGTATCTTGAACTAAAAAATAAATCCTCATGGTTTTATTTTTCATGTTCTCAATAGAACTTTCTAGTTTTGATATTTGTTCTTGATTCATATTTTTTATATTTTGTTTATTATTTTTTTCATTAATAAAGTGTTAAATGCGATTTTAAAAGGGATTGATACTTCATTGGTTTTCATACCTAAATTTTCATCAACCTCATTTTCCTCACTTAATACAACATCAATCATTGTTTTTACGGTTTCGTATTTAACAAGATGAATGTTTGTTTCTCCTGAACTACCAGTAAATTGAGTATAATTCTCTAATTCATCTAAATCCAAGTAATAGTTTTCGTTAAAAATTTGGAACATGTTCTAATATTTTTTCTAAAGTGTTTTTAAATTCCGATAAAGAAGAAATTTCATAGTCGGATTTTATTTGTTTATTATATGTTGTATTAAATTTTACAACAATTTTATCTTTCGGTTTTTCTAATAATAAGCTAGGGTTTGATGTAAGTAAAATGTCCACACTATTCCACATGTTATTTTTAGTTGTTTCACTATAAAAAAATACTTTTTCTAATAGACAACCAAATTTTGATAGGAAAAATAATGTTGCTGGTTTTGATCTACCAATCTCATCTGAGACAATACTTAAATTATATTCTTCTCTTAATTCATAATATAAATCATTTAACATATTAAAAGTTGTCATTTCTGTTGATGGGGCATGACCAAACAACTCCATAGTATATTCTTCATACATAAATGAATATAACTCTTCTTTATTTTGAAATTTAAAGTGTTCCAATAAACTTAATGATGTTACCTCATTATTAATGATACCATAATCAAATGGTTTAGGTGATACCAACTCTTCCGTATTTCCGGACATATCAAGTTCATAAGTTTGTAAAACAAATTCAGATTGATTATTATCAATTAATTGTTTTTCATAAACTTGTTTAAATTTTTCTATTGTGTCCCTTAAAACACCATTAACCTCAATCCCTATTCTCTTCATATTCTGCTAAAATTTTACTAATTAATGGATTACGAACATTTTTAGCATTTCTAAAATCATAAACACCAATATCTAAAATGTTTTTAAATCTTTGTAGTGCATCGTAAAGACCTGATTGTTTTTTGTCTTTGTATCTATCAGTCTGTTCTAAATCACCAGAAATAAAAAATTTACTGTTATATCCAATCCTTGTTAACAATAATTTCATTTGGTTTGGTGTTGAGTTCTGTGCCTCTTCAAAAATTAATATTGAGTTGTCAATGTTCATTCCCCTCATATAAGCTAGAGCAAAAACTTCAATAATCTCAGCATCTTTTAATTTTTCTCTTGCTTCTTTACCAATAATTTTATTTAAAAGATAGTAAGATGGAAAAATGTATGGATCTAGTTTTTCTTCAAGATTGCCAGGAAGTGCCCCAAGTTTTTCTTCAGCTTCAACAGCTGGTCTAACAATTATTATTTTTTCATATGAATTATCCGGATCAATAAGTAAATCAACAGCCGCTTTCATTGCGATATAAGATTTACCAACTCCAGCTGGTCCGGAAGCAATTGTAATTTGATTTGTTTTTAAAATGTTGTAATAGTCTTCTTGGTGCTCCGACAAGAATTTATTTTTTTGTCTTTTCTTAATTACGGAATTTATAAAATCTTTTCTTGAGAGTGGTTGTGCCGTTTCTTCTTTAGGTGTTGTTTTTTTTCTAGTCGTCATTTTAATTTTCTTTTAATTTATTGTAAAAACTTAATGGTTGGTTCCAAATTCCACACTTATTACCATAGTAATTATAAACTGATTCCCAAAAAAGAAAATCTTTTTGATTTATTCCTGGTTGGTGATAGCTAGGCCATCTACAAATTTCTAAACATTTATGGTGTGAAATTACATTACCAGTGTCAATTTTTTCATAAACAGGTTTGCTGGCAATTAATCTTAGTTCTCCGTCCGAATCCGTCTGTTCCCCAACGAGCATCCCTTTAAAATTATTTTCAACACAATCCAAATATTTTATATACATATTTTCGTGAAAAATAGTATCGTCATCTAGTAAACAAAAATAACCATCTTTAATATTTTCAAAAACAACGTTTCTTTTTTTATAAATTTCATTATCATCACAATCAACATTATATAATTTAATTCTTTTATCCTTTTTTAAAAAATCATAATTTAAATCTTCTCGTTTATTTGATTTTGAAATGTGCCAAGTTATATCATCATTCATTAAAATAGAATTATATACCTTTTCAATTAAATTAAAACGATAAAGTGGGGTTATAATGTGTAACATATTATTTTATATGTTTTATTTTGTTCTATTTAAATGTGGGAAATTTTGAGTGGGTATTGGTTTCTTTAAAAAATTACATAAACTATCCCAATTTTGGGATTCTTCAAAATTTAAAATTAATAACTTATCAGTATCTTTAAAATAATTTATTATTTCTTGATTTCTTTGTTCGTATTTTACCCTCATAATGTCTTCATTATTTAAAAAATCGTCAACACCGTAACAAATATTAGAAACTAATCGATAAAACCATCCTCCCTTTAAATTTATTTTTTTTGACCACCTTCTATAGGAATTTATCCAATTATCAGTATCTCTAATAGTTAATATAAATTTTGAATTTTGAAAATTCTCATCTAATTTTTTATAAAAATCTGAATGGTTCCATGGACGATCTTCAAATGCGTCATATAAATCAATTAACCTAAATAATTGGGTGTAATTACCAATACTTTGATTATAAAAATGTTTAGAATTTTGATTAAACATTATATGTTCTGGACATACCGAATAACCTAAAATTTGTAATGCTTTAGTTAATGAAGTTGTTCCAGTTTTATTTGATCCGATACAAAAAATTTTATCCATTATTTTTAATTATTTTACATGGTGTTCCATAAGCTATAACATTATCAGGTATGTCTTTAGTTACCAAAGACCCAGCACCAATAGTAACATTATTACCAATTTTAACACCGTCAATTATATTGGCCCCAATACCAATTAAACATTCTTCACCTATTGTTACATTTCCCGCAATATTAACACCAGGATTTATAGTTGTATATTTACCTATAACAGTATGGTGCCCAATACTAACATTTCTATTAATAAAAACAAAATCCTCAATCCTAGAGTGACCAGCAATACAACTATTAACGTTAATAGATACTCCTTTACCTATCTCAACCGTTTTTGAAATGTTGGATTTACTAGAAATTAAATTAATTAAGTTTTGATTAATGTCAATATTAAAAGTATTACAGATTTTTTTCTTGATATTAGGTGTTGTAACTCCTAATATGATTAATTTATCGCCAATTTCAACACCACTAATTAAATTAATGTTAAACCTTGGGTGTTTGTATTTTTTATTGGGTTTTAAATTTAAATTATTGATTACATCAATGACGGGATAAATTTCTTGAGAATCTAAAATGTCCAATAACATTGTTAACGCACCCTCACTAAAACCTAATATTGTTAATTTTTTTATTTCCATATCCTAAATTTTTAAATTCTAATGGTGATAAAACATCCAAACCCATTTCGTTTATTATATTACGGATTCTTTGTAATAATTTAATATTAGTTGTTTTAATTTTATTTGTGTAGTATAAATTATCCTCCAATCCAATTCTAATTCCATCAGCATACAATAGTCCTAATATATTTGATTTTAATTGTTCTTTACCTATCCCACCAATACAAACTTTAGTGTTTTCTGGTAAATTACTAATTATTGATGATACAGAAGATATATCGCTTTGTGTATTATAAATGTTACCTAAAATTACATTCATATAATTAGGACCCTCTAATATACCCTTATTTATTAGATATTTTGTGTAGTTAATCATTCCAGTGTCAAAACATTCTAATTCCGGAGTTACACCATAATCTTTCATCTTTTGAATTAATTTTAAAATCATATCAGGCTCATTAACTGAAGCTGCTTTTGGGAAATTTAAAGAGGACATTGTTAATGACCCCATATCTGGATATAGTTCTAATACTTCAGATCGTTTCTCAAACTCTGGGTGTAGTCTTCCTGTTAACGAAACACAGATTGTTAAATCCGGACAGTGTTTTCTAATACCTTCAATTATTGGACGGTATACTTCATTTTTATAAGTGTTCTTAAAATCTTTTGGGTCTCTAGCGTGAATGTGCGTCATTGTAATTCCGAACTCATATGCTTGGTGTACTTCCTCAATTATTTCATTTGGGGTAAGCGGAGCTAAAGAGTTGTCTCTAGTTGTTTGGGTTCCGGTTGGTGTGAAGTTAATTATTTTTTTTGTCATTTTTTACTGTGTGATAAAATCATTACTTTAGTTCAATTAATTTATTTTTTATGTGTTCCCAATTTTCTGTTACGGTCGGAACTAAACAGTTGGCATAGTCTATTCTTAATTTTTTTAATTTATCCGGATCTTCATTACGAGTTGTGGATTCATAGTGATAAGCAACACAGTTACTACAAACATAATTATTAAGTTTCATAGATAATGTTTTTATGTTTAACTCAACATCCTCAAAACACGATATATAATTTTCATTAAACATACCACATAATTCAAAAACATTTTTTCTAATCATTAAAAGACCTCCAGTGTTGCCAAAAACAATTTTAGGAGAGTTAAAAAAATTATAATAATTTTTTAAGTTTAGGTGACCAACATCAATTGATTTATTCATTATATTTACACCCATAAAAATACCATCATGTTGTATTGTATTATCAGCAAAATGTAACCTGGCCCCAACGGTCCCGACGTGTTTATTTTCGTTAAAAATATTTAACATTCCGGTAATAACGTCATTTAGTATTTTAATATCGTTATTTGAAAACAACAAAAATTCAAAATCTTTTGTCACATAATTTTTAACAACATTGTTATTAATTTTTGAAAAATTATAGTAATCATACTCAATTAAAGTAACATTACTAAAATCCAATATTTTTTCTTTTATAATGTCTATTTCCGACTTTTCAGAACCGGTATCAGCAATAAAAATATTATATTGATTTGAGTCACAATGATCGTTGAATGATTTAATGCAATCAATTAACATGTTAACATTTCCTTTTGTTGGTATAACTATTGCAACTTTACCAAATTTTTTAAATTTTTTTCTTTTTATTTCTGGGACAAATGGGGACTCAGGTTTTAAATCTAAAGGTAATATGTGACCCCATTTCTCAACAAACTTTTCTTTACTCACCCAAAATTCTTGATTAGGTTGACCGACCGATTGATGAGTAATCTCAAAAGAAGAGGTTACACCTAATTTAACACCATTTAAATAATTTGGAATAGCAAATCCATGATCGTAAAAATGAAATTTTCCATAAGACTCATCAAAGCTGTGTTTAATTTTTGTTTTATCAAATGAAATGAAAAGACCGTCTACTGTAACAACAGGAATTAAAAATGGTAATTTTGGTGAATACCTACTTAAAAACTTTTTTTGGTTTTCTGGGTGATGATAAACTTGACCAACCATTGTTTGATGTAATTTTTCCCAATAGACACCAGATTCTGGAAAATAACAAGATCCGGCCTTTCCTATAATACCAAATTCTGGATTGTTATAAAAATCATCCAGTAATTTTTTACCCCAGTTTTTTTCAAGTTTAATATCATTATGACAACAAACGACAATATCGTAAATAGAGTTTTTTATTCCTTTGTTATATAATTCAGATAAAGAATACTGATTATTATTTTCATAAAATAGTATTTGAATGTCTTTAAGACCCGAAGTTGTTTCAAGATGGGTGTTAAATTTATCGTTATATTCTTTATCTTTATGTGTTGAGTATATTATTGTTATCATTGTACATAAATTTATAAGCTATTAGATCTTCTACGTCGTTGAAATTATGTTGTTCATATTCGTCCATAGTTCTAATAGACGGGTTATCGGCTTTACCACGATTGATTTTTTCAACAAACTCTTCTTCCGTTTTACAAAAATAATGATTAATCTGGGCAATTTCAATTGTACCGTTTATATTAAAAGGTCCTAATTTATATTCTTTTTCTGTATTTACCCATGGTGTTGTAGGATTATGAATAATCATATTTAAATTTTTATTCATCTTTACAATACTTTTAATATGTTGATTTACATTTGATTGTCTTTTTGTAAACCTTTTAATTAAACTATGTTCTGAATCAACTTTAGTGTGTCCATTATTCCCAAATAAAACCCAGTTAATACCAACAGCATCAAAATCAGAATAATCGTTTAAAAATTCCTTAATGTTTTTATGTTTTTTTAAAACTAAAAATTCATCAACATCAAAAAAAGCGACCCAATCAAATTCATTTTTATAGGACTGTAGAAAATTATTATATGCCACAATCTGCAAATTTTTACCATCAAAATTTATTTTATGTACTTTTTCAGATTCACCAGACCAACGCCAGTTATTTTGATAAATAAAAATATCATCAAAACCAACTTTTTTATGATAATCAATCCATTCTTGGACATAATTGTCTTCATTTTTTGCAATACAAACTAATGCTACTTTCATATTATTTTATTTTTTTAAAACGATTAATAAATCATCATATCTGTTTTTAATGTGTCGTAAATCAATTAATTCTAATGAACTATAGTCACAATCAATATTAGTGGATAATAAATTGTCAACATACTCTATTTTTTGAATGTCCTCAATAACAAGTATTCCACCTGGTTTTAAAAGTTTAGAATACTCCTTTAATGTAAAAATTTGAGTTTCTAAAGTGTGAGGACCATCTTCAACAATAATATCAAAACCTTCTTGGTATTTTTCAGATAATAATTCTAAACTTTTTAAATTAAAAGCATCCATATTAATATATTCATACCTATCACTATTCATTTTTTCCCAAATACTTGAATGAACTTGATTATGAATATCAACCATAACAATGTTATAATTAGGTAAAAAGTCATGCCATAGTAATGACGACCCACCGTATTGAACACCTATTTCTAATATTGCACCAGAAGTTTTCCTATATTTTTCAAAATGTTCTGAATAAAATATGTCATAACTATGTCCCCAAGCTTTATCTGTCCCACCATTAACATTAAACCCGTTAATGTTGTGACCATCAATGATTTTTAAAATTTCATTTTTTTCTTCCATTTTATATTAATTTTTTTAATTATCTTTTTCTAAAAACTAGAAAAGAATCCCATTCAAATTTACCATTATGTGAGTAAATTATTTCGTAATTTTCACAAGCTAACCCCTCAAAAAATTTTAAGTCTTTTAATTTTATATCTTCTATTATATAGAAACCACCTTTATTTAAAAATTCTTTTAAAGTTTTAAATGTTAAAACCATATGTTCTACCTCGTGACTACCATCGTCAATGATTAAATCATAATTTATTGTTTTATTTGTAAATTTATTTATTTCATTAATTGTATTAAGTAGAGAATCACTTTTTGATTGATCAGTGTAAAAGCACTTTATTCTCTCATCTTCAAAAAGAACATCCTTATTTATATCTAAACCAAAAATAAAAGAATTTACAAAAAAATCACGCCAACCTTTTAAACTTGACCCAATCTGATAATCTGAACCAGATATTGGCGTCATAATCTCTTTAGTACCGACACCAACCTCTAAGATATACTTAAAATTATTTTTATATTCTTTTAAAATATCATAGTATTTTGGTGAATAAGAATGAAATACTTTTGGACATTTATCCGATTTATACTTATAAAAAAGTTCACATAGTTCTGTCATAATTTTAATTTTTTAATTTTTTTATACAATATGTTGGGCAACCATCTTTTGAGAGATAATCTATTTTTAAATTTTTTTCATTACAAAATTCATTAACAGCTCTAACAACCCCCTCAAATCTGGGTGAGACATAATCATGTCCGCAAATAAAACCATTAGGTTTGGTTTTTTGATATGATAAATTAATATCGTTTTTTACTCCAAAATACGAATGATCACCATCAATGTAAATTAAATCAAAATATTCGTCGTCAAATTGATTTAAAATTTGTCCACTAAAACCTTTATGAATTTTAACGTTTTCAAAAGGTTTAAATTCTGATGTTATTCTAACTAGTTCTTCATTTAAATTTACAAATACAACATTATTACCATCTTTATCTCCAGAACCAACAGTACCCTCAAAAACATCAATTAAGTGTAATTCTTTTGGTGATAAATTATCTAATATAAATTTTGAAAATTCGCCTTTAAATACCCCAATCTCACAAATTATAAGATTAGAATCTAAACTTTTTAACAAATCTTCCCTAGTTTCAAATACTTTCATTTTTAATTATTTTAATTCCTGTATAGTCAATATGACTTATGTTTATTTTTTTATTTTCAAAATACTCATTTACTGCTTTTTTTGATCCACTCCAATGACCGTAATCGTCAACAATTAAAATACCATCATTTTTTAAATTTGGGTACAACATCTCAAGTTCAATTTTTGTTGATTTATACCAATCAGTATCCAACCTTAAAAGAGATATTTTATCCGGGATATTATTTTTATTTTTTAATGTTTCACAAATATCCCCAATTATTATTTTAAGATTATCAACAGGAAATTTAGTATTCTCTATATTTTTTTTAAATTCGTCTATTGTTGATATACACATTATGTGTTCTAACATTGATTTAGCACTATTACCATTTAAATCTATGTCAACACTTTCTGGTTCTGTCATACCTAAAAATGTATCATAAGCCCAAACTTTTCTATCATACATTTTGTGGTAATTTAAATATTCCATTATCCCTAAAATATTACCACCTTTCCAAACACCACACTCAACAAAATCACCGTCAATATTATTAGTTCTAATATATTCTAACGAATCATATAAACAATCAATTCTTTCCTTTGATGTCATAGTGATTGGTTTTACAATTTCTAAAAATTTATTTTTATTCATTTTTTATATTTTTTAAATAATTAATCATTTTATTATATTTGACTTGGAAATTACCAATACCGCCTGGAAAATGTATTAAAACACCATTAAAAATGTGTCCCCAGTATCCACCGTGACTAACTAAGCCATTAAAAGAATTTGAATAAAGTTTTTTTCTCCACAAATATGAATTAAAAACTGGTTGTTCAGCACAAGGAGATTCAATTGTACTATTATCATAAAGACTATCCATCTCAATAAGATGTTTTAACAGTTTTGTTGGGAAAGCAAAAAAACCAGCACTAAATCCTTTAATTTGGTTAAGATTTATTTCGTGTAATTCATCATTAGTTAGTAGGTAATCACCGTAATAGTGTTGTGGTGCTGACATTAAAAGGTTTGAATGGTTATCGTCAGCAACATAAAATTTATCTTCAGTCATTGACTCAAATAAAATATTTGGGGATTTTAACCAAAGAGTATCCAAATCACAACAAATAACTTTATTATATTTTAAAATTTCTTCGTATTTGTGTATTTTTAATTTATTTGATGATGAACCGATTAAATCGGATTTTTTTGTTTCCATAAACAAAATATTCCCATCATAAGTAATAGTTTCCAGAATTTCATTTTTCATATCGGTGATAAATAATAAATCACCAGAATATCCTGTATTTTTTAAACTATCAACACATAATTTAGTTAATTTTAAATAGTCTAAATTATAACCTAAAGTAAAACATATTAAATTTTCCATACTAAATTCCTGTTGAACCAAATCCGTTATCAGACCTATCTTTGTCATCAATGTTATCAACTTTAACTAAATTAATCCATTTACCGGAAACAACAGGATTAACAACTGCTTGAGCAATTTTTTGACCTTTCTCAATTTTAATTTTATTAGTCGTAGTATTAAATAATATAACTTTAATTTCACCAGTATACCCTTGATCTACAGTTCCTGGAGAATTTAAAACCATTAATCCTTGTTTTAAAGCTAGACCACTTTTTGATCTAACTTGTATTTCGTAACCATCTGGAATATCAAAATGTAAACCGGTAGGAACTAAAGATCTACCAAAAGATTCAATTGTAATTTCTTCTGTTGAATACAAATCAAAACCTGAATCTGTTGGGTAAGCATATTCTGGATCAACTGAATTTTCATTTGACGATGAAAATCTTAAAGGCATTGTTGGTTGATATTCTTCCATTTCATTTGACAATTGATTTATATCAAGACCAAACTCAGATAACATCGTGCTAAAGATGTTTGGGTCAAAAGTTTCTTCATCGTTTACACTTTCTCCGGTAAATAGGGAATCAAGATCACCTAATTCATTTTTTTGTTCTTCACTCATTATTCTAAACTTTTTAATTTCATTATTGCTTCAATTAATACATCCACATCTTTTTCACAGTATTCTGTAATTTCTTTTATTTTTTGATCTTCCCAGTACGCTTTATGAACATTAGCTCCAGTTATTTCACCATCTTTAGGTGTTGGTATATCTAAACAAGAACATAATAAATCCAAAGAACCAATTGATGTGTATGAACCGTATTGCCAAATTTCTTTTGTGTCAATTGCTTTTATCTCCCAAGGTTTTGTATCATAAGATGGAAGAATTTTAGATGGACGAATTCCATTTATAATCATTCTTTTTGCAAGCATCGGAATATCAAAGTTTTTAAGATTGTGACCACAAAGATAGAACCCAAGTTTTTCACAACGATCCAAAAGAACTCTAACTTCTTTTAATAAAGTTTTTTCATCTTCACCATAAAAAGATTGTTTTTTTGTTTCACCGTTGTCTAAAACAAAGGCTACAGATACACAAACAATTTTTGAAAATTCTGGAACAAGAGCTGCTCGTTTTTTAAAAACATCATCTTTAGAAAGTGTACTATCTTCTGGAAATCGTTTTAAAAACCAATCAAAATATTTATCAAACTGACTTGCAATTTCAGGACTAAACTTTTGACAAGACTCATAATCCGGACAGCCACCAACTGTTTCAATATCTAAGAATAAAATTTTTGTAATAGGTATGTTTATCATTTTTATTTAATTAAAGATTTGTAAAATTCTGCCCTTGTGTTGGTAACGTTATTCAAGTCATACTTGTCTTTTACTGTTTCATACAGTCTTTCACCAAGATCGGTAATCATGTTTGGATTGTCAACTAATTTTTTGATGTTTTTTGCCCAGTCACTATGATTGTTGTTTTCATTTACAAGAAGAGCATTTCCATCTGTAAACTCACCATTTTTAAGTGCATGTTTTAAATCAATCGTGTAAGGACCAACATTTGATGCAATTAATGCTTTTTTGTAAAAACCAGCCTCAATAACTTTTAATTGAGATTTCATTCTATTAAACATGTGATTTTTAATTGGTGCTAATGAAATGTCAAATTTTGAATAGTTTTTTGCATAAGAATTTACAGGTCTTGTCCAAACTCTAACATAATTCTCCTTTTCAACACCAAAGTAATCATTTTCTGTGAATGTGTCTAAATAATCTTTATATGTTGGTGTTATTATTTTGTAATTATCTGTAAAAATTTGTTCGTATTTAACCCAAACAGTTTCTTCAGGTTTAATTGATCTTTGAGTTTTTTCTCCGGTGTCTTTGTTTATTTCAGTTACAGTTCCACGAATATCAAAACCACAAACATAATATTGTAATTTATCTTGAATTGATCCTAATTTTTGAACCATCCCGTCAAGTAATTTTAAATCATGTAAATGTGATGATCCTCCTAACCAACCAACTCTTATTTTATCAGACTTAATTGTTGGTTCGTTAAATTGTGGATCTTTTGGGTCTACAGCGTTT